TGCGTACTCATGGCGACATCGACTTAGATAACTGCCACCCATACCAAGTGTTTAGCGAGGCTGATGGTTATCCGTTATGGCTCATGCACAATGGCGTGTTATCCACAGGTAATGCAAAAGATACCAAGAAGTCTGACACATGGCACTATATTAACGACATCATTCGCCCAGCACTAGCAGGTCGACCAGAGCAGTTCATGTCTAAGTGGTTTCAAGACCTTATCGAAGACCATATCGGTTCAAGTAATAAGTTCGTGATGATGGATGCACACGGCAACACAATGACATTCAATAAGGATAGCGGTGTGATGTGGGGTGATGTGTGGATGTCTAACACCTATGCGTGGAGTGCAGCTAAGGCTGGCGTAGTCAAACCATACAACAGTTACTATGGTGGTAACTATAAGGGCTGGAACGCAGGCTATGGTTGGAATGGATATGAAGATGATTACTATGAGCCAGTAGGTAAGAAGACTAAATCATCATTGACTTATAGTGTAGCGTATGACGACGACTCAATCGAGATGCAGTATGCTGAGTTATTCATGGATACATTAACCAAGCGTAGATACTACGAGTCTTATTCGACCTTGACACATGACGAGTTAGCTGACTATTACCGCGAAGACCCATACGAGGCAGAGGACTTATTGATTGCCCTTGAAGATGGTTCGATTACAGATGTGCAGATACTAGAGTTATTCGATGGTATTGCATATGGTAACTACATGAACGCAGAAGCCGTGAACGATAAGGTTGCAGCATAATGCGTAAGCAAATCAAACGCAAGGATAAACCTATCGAGATGGACTACAAGCAGCTTGCCATGCAGTTATGGGTAGATGTTGCGGTTGCCGTAGCAGGGTCGGATAACTGTACAAGAAGTAGGCTACCTGCGGAATGGGCAGACCAAGTAGTTGAGGACTTTTGGAAAAGGATAGACCATGGAAAAGCTAGACAATAAGCATGCCAAGATGTTCGGGAAGATGATGCAAGACACGGGCATTATCAATGTTAATTCAGACGAGTATACCGAGTTAGGGCATATGACCGAGCGATTGTACCTGTATGTGCAGGGCGAGCAGCAGAGGGATATGCGTGAGCAGGTAAACAAACAGCAGTCATCAGGAGGTTAAGCTATGCCAGACATTTCAATGTGTATGAACGACGAGTGCCCATCGCGTGTTAGTTGTTTTAGATTTAGGGCAGAACCACATCCTTACAGGCAAGCGTATACAGACTTTAAGGTTGATGGGGATAAGTGCGATAGCTATGCCGATGTGAAGTTATGGACAGGCTACGCGATTAGAGCAGTAGATGCAGTTAAAATCTTTAGGAGAATAGTATGAAAAAGAAATCAGTAACTAAGATGCCATTTGAACAAGCTAAAGGCGTAATCTACGCACGAGGTTACTATGCAGGTAAGAAAGCAGCAAGTGGTACACCACTGACCGAAGCCAAGCTAAAGGCTATTATCAAACCAACCATGACACTACTTGACATTGCGCGAGCAGTAGAAAAGGCACATAACATCAAAGACAAGGCTGAGTAGTATGGAATGGCAATACTTCGAGCCATCTAATCCAGACGAACAAGCTGCAAACCACGGGTTTGCGTGGACTCCCCAAGAGATACGCGATTTAATCACTAGGTTTTATAGTGGCGTAAGAATCGGAGACCTTGCAGTTATTCACAGACGTAAACGAAATGCTATAGCACTAAAACTACAGGGTCTAGGGCAAATCGAATACGATGGAATTCAATCTAGATATAGAGTAAAGGAACATCCGATGTCATTAGTATCAACATCAACAGCTATCGGTACGATGGCAGTATCAACAAACTCAGTACCCATTTCAAACGGCGGTACTTATGTAACCAATGCAACAATTAACACACAAGGAGAAACAAAAGTGGCAGATAAAAATATCGAAACCAAAGTATTTATCAAGGGCGTTGACGCTGCAAACTTAACGGATAGCCAAATCTTTGACCGTATTTCAAACTTAGAACAGCAGATTGCCAACCTTAACAAGATTGAGAACAAACCTAAGAAACTCACGACAGCCATCAAAGACTTGCAGAAAGACATCAGGGATATGATTGACTACGTAGACTCGCGGGATTAACTATGGGCTATCGCAGTGATGTAGTCTGCCTGATTTATGGTGAGCGTAACGAAGTCAATCGTTTCACTGACGAGGTGGCAGATAAGAATGTAGCCTACATGGCGTTCAAGGCGCGAAACAATATCAGCTTTGCGGGGCGCGTGTACTTCCATAATGACATGGGGTACGATGTAACGCATAACGATACAGTTGACTTAAAGTGCATCGTATTACGATTGCAGTGGTATAAGTGGTATGACATACACGACGAGGTGCAGGAATGGGAACGCTTAATGATAGACGCTGTTAATGCAGGATTGTCAGTAGAATTTTACCGAGTAGGTGAGGATGATGGGGACAATGAAACAAAACTATCAGGAACAAAGCTCAGATACTTCGGAGAAATCGAGCGCAAGATTACGACTGTCTTCGATTAAGCGGTATGCACTACTGGATGATGAGGGGAATGTTGTTAGATTGTTTGACTTCCATGCAACAGGGGCAGTAAAATACCCGCCCGATCCCCCTCAGCTTCCACTTGACCACCCTGATTGGGATAACCCACTATTCTAGGAGAGAGAATGACCAAACCACAAGCGGATTTTTTAATAGGAATTATTGCAGTTCTAGGAAGCGCAGCAGTTTTGACAGCACTTGCGCACGAAGTTTATGTAGACTTAAACAAAGCACCAATACCAAAGATAGAAATGGTATACGATTGTCGCTTGGCTGAGATTAGTCCTGACTATCCTATTGTTGTTAAAGAACGGTGTCGCAAGATTATGCAGCCTAGAGTTAGGGCTATCGGCTAGGGAGAGAGAATGGAAGAACAAAAACCACAGTATTCGTTTCTATATGTGCCTGAGAAATCCGAGTGGAGTTGCTATCTATTCGGCAATCGACCTGGACTAACAGGTATCATCTGGACTCCTGACAAGGGGCGCGAGCCTAATTGGTTTGCTAGATGGATGATGCGGGTATTCTTTGATTGTCTATGGGTAAAGGAGAAGAAATAATGTCATACGTATTTGAGCCTGTTGAGTTTCAGCAGCATTTAAATAATTCATTTGTTAATACAATTCATGCATTGTGCGCGGAAGGATACATTACTGAAGACCAGCGCGATGAAATAGTAACTCACTATTCAATCATCATGGAAAGCCCTAAATGGATGCCTAAAATTCTTTGCAAGTGGCTTGGATTGAAAGAAGATAAGGTTGTTTATCGTTTGGTTAAGGCTGTTGGTCGAAGCAAGGGCGAAGGCAACAAGTCAAATGATTAAAACAATTATTGAGTACATTCAGTGCTACTGGATACCCTTTACATTGGGTGCATTAAGCGTGATGAGTGTCAAATATGTTAGACATTGGAGAGAGCATGAGTGAGACGCACACCCCTGAAGGACACAGCTTATATACGGTAGTCGTTAAACGCACAGCGTTATATAAAGAGACGGTCATGGCGGAAGATGCAGATAAGGCAGTTGATATTGTGATGGATATACTTAACGACTGCGAGCCTATTGATGGTACAACAGAAGTCTACGATGTATGGGAGATGAAATGAGAGAGCGTTACTACGGATATAACAGATACGACTATTACTTTCCACGCACATCACGAGAAGCATTTGGGTATGAGGATGCGGTAGAAAAAGAGAGTAGATTTCATAAGGTAATGATGTGGCTCGGCTGGGGTCTAGCTGCATTCTTATTCCTTGGTTTAATTGGGAGATGGTAATGGATAATCCGATTGGTGCATTAGTCACCTTTGAATGGGTAGGAACAGACCCAGCGGTACGCGAGACAGCGTACTTTTCTTTTGGTGAGTATGATGAGGAACGAGAGACCGATAGCTTCGGTGTGCCTGATGACCGCATCTTTTATTATGTAATTGGCGCAGAAGCTGGACTTAAAGGTATGATGGCGGACACTAATCCGTTTGAATTTAAAATCGTATCGTACGAATTAACGTATCCTGTAACGTTACACGATACAGTCGAGGGTGAGTGGAACGAAGAACGCGTGGATATTATTGGGCAGAACGGCAATGTCGGGTATGAGTGATGAGTACTACATCGCTAAGTCTAATGAATTATTAGATAAGGGTAACTACACACGCATAGGGTTAGCTAAACGATTAGGTATCGCAAGGGGTACACTCGACCGTATTGCAAGTTCAGGGCTAATCCCTAGGTACCCACCAGCAATGACCGCAAGCCAAGCTGCAACTTATGGGCGTAAAGTAGGTGGTGATAAATGGGGTAAGAAGTTCCGACTGAAAGGAAGTCCATGAGTGAGTTCATGACAATCGGTGAGTTCATTGCCAAACAAGAGGCGGGAGAGCTGCCTGAAATCGAACCTTACTATATTAAAGCCAAGCGTAGAACATTCACTGTCGATGAAAAGGCTGACATGGTTAAGCGCATAGATGGTGGCGAGCCTATCAAATCAGTAGCTATCAGTTACAAGGTATCTCACAATACCATATGGCGAATTTACAATAGGATTACATGATGAATAAAACAACAGAGGTATTGCGTGTCACAGCAGCTGGTGAATTTATTTGGAATGACAACGCTGATGAAATGATAGAAAGCGGTGATTATTCAGCCACACCCGCAATGCAACATATTCTGCGCAGATTAAGAAAGCTAGAAGCACTAGAACAACCATCTCAAGAACCTGTGATGATTGAGGACTGTAATGCTGCTAGGCAAATACTAGAATACAAAAATAAACAACCAGCGCAAGAGCCTGTGGCTTGGATGACTGAATGGGAAAATCAAGATGGTGAGATTAAGTATGCTGTATATGAAGAAAAAATAGGAAAGTTTGATATTCCACTTTACACCAACCCTCATCAATGGCAAGGATTAACGGATGATGAGATAGAAGAAATCATTGGAGAGCCTATTGAAAGTATGTATAGCGGACACTACAACGGCTATCGTGCTATTGAAGCCAAGCTAAAGGAAAAGAACACGGTTTAAAAAAGAACGTAAAAGTAAACTCATAGTTTACTAATCTACATAAATGTAAACCATAGGAGACAAAAGATGGACAGATTTTTCTGGGCATGTTGTGCGTTTAGCTTTATCGTGGGTATGTTTGTCTGCGTTCAAATCGAGCAGAATAGAGGATGTACCATTGAAGTCACTAGAGGGCAAGTAACAACAGTAACGGTTGGGAGACCTGAATAATGGATGTATACGGACAACTACAAGCGCGAACACCGCGCATCGACATCGAAACAAATATGTCAGCACTGCGTAGATTATGGGGTGCGAAGCTATTACTGCATGCGAAAGAGTATGCACAAGGCGTTAAACTTATGGGCGGTAAGCGCGTAGGTAACGCGAACGCTGGAGAATTATGCAGCAACGCACGAATTGCCTACCGATGGATTACTAGCGAGAGTACAGCACCCGCGTCATTCATTTGGGTATGTGAGTTATTTAACTTAGACCCTGAGCGTATCCGACTACGCATCTTCCACAACTGGAGAGGTCTGTTAGTATCAGCAAACCCTAGGTTATCAAACAAGAATAAGGCGAAGCTATTTGCATTAGGAGAGCAGGATGAATCAAGCGAAGATGAAGAGAGTTAAAGCGTACAGACGCAGGGTGGCTAAACAGCAGTCATCATCGCGTAAACGCTTTCAAATGTTTTTGTCGTTGAGTATCTTAGCCTTGACGGTCGGGACAATCGTGTGGTTTTGGATTTGGTTAGCATTTCAAATTAAGGAGAAGTTATGAGTAATGTAGACGCAACATTGGTAGAACGTGGTAATCGATACGGCGATTTTGAAGGACATGCAAATATCACGCAAGGATTAAAGAGCGTTATCGCACACGCACTGAATACCCGAAACAAAGTATTAGCCTGTGACCAGCAAGAAGCCCTTGACATGGTGTGCCATAAGATTGGTAGAATTATCAACGGAGACCCTAACTACATTGATAGTTGGCATGACATCGCAGGATATGTTAGATTAGTAGAACAACGTTTGGAAAGCGAACAGAACGAAGCACCGTTTTAAGGAACTCTGATACCCCAGCCGCAGGTGGGGCGAATAACGGCGGCAACAAGGCGCGCCGATCCTTTTATGTATTACCTCCAGTGCGGAACTTGTCGGAAGAAGCAACGAGAGCAGCTAGACCGCCCACGCCAATGGGCGGCAATTTATTTTTGGAGAGCGATATGGCTGAAAACAACATGATAGTTATGAATAAGTGGCGGTGGTGGGTTAAAGGTGAATGTGTTGTCGAAATCTTAGGCATAGGGCACTTCCCAACTACGGTCATGGCAAAGCTACCGAACGATCAGGTAACTGAGATTGATATGCATGAACTAGAAAACACAGAGGATACTTAATATGATTTTTATCTTAGGATTGCTCATAGTACTGGCGGCACTGAAAGTCGAGTCCCAATTCAATATCCCATTTGCGGTGATACAGTTTATTTTTAACTTTGGTATAGGTATGATGTTGTTCTCAGTCGGAAAATTTATCTGGCTTCACCTACCCTAAGGACATAACATGACCACCATCGTGTATAAAGACGGCGTTGTAGCTTACGACAGTAGATGCTGTGCAGGAGACTTAATTGTTGACGACCATTACGACAAGAAGATTGTTAGGAATGGCGTTTACTTCTTCATGGCAGGTTCATTAAGCGATGACGACAACTTTATTGATGTGTGGTTTGGTAAGGAAGAACCTACCGAAGATAACAGCAACGCTGCGATTGTAGTCGACGAACATGGAGAGCCTTGGCTAGCTGCAGTGAATGAAACAGATGGTTTTTGGAAACGTAGACTATATGATGGTCATGTGTATGCAATCGGTTCAGGTTCATATTTTGCGTTTACCGCATTAGATTTAGGGCAAGATGCAGCTGGCGCAGTAAAGACCGCTATGCTACGCGATTGCCGTACTGGTGGTAAGGTTCATGTGTACCGAATTAAGAAAACAAAAAGAAAAGTAGAAGAACAAGATGGCTGATGATGCAGACTTAGCAAACGATCTGATTGAACTCCAATTAAAATCAAAACTAGATGAGATTGGCTCGCAAGCCATACCAGAGAATGATACAGGCGCATGCCTGTACTGCGGAGAACCCGTACCTGATAGCCGTAGATGGTGCAGTGCGGAGTGCAGGGACTTAGACACTAGGAGAAAGTGATGGTCGGAAGTACTATATTTGGTGTAATCTTCTATAAAGTACTGTCGTGGCTGAACCCAATCCCAGATACATGGGAAGAGTTAGTTCAAGAAGACTTCAATAAATGGTACGACTGCCACACGTTTTAGGAGAGAAAGATGCAAGTAGTAACCCTTGATTTCGAGTCATTCTATGACACGGGTCATTCGCTCACTAACATGAGCCCCATCGAATATGTAATGCATCCCGACACAGAGATTATCAGCGTAGCGATTAAGATTAACAACGAACCTACGCAGGTCTATTTTGGGCTGGATGTTGCGTCAGCCCTACATGCGATTGATTGGAGTCAGTCGATTGCCGTAGGGCATAACATGGCAGGGTTCGATGCGCTTATCTTAGCTTACAATTATGGTATTAACCCGAAGCTATGGGCATGTACCGCAGCAATGGCTCGCCCACTAAACACCAAAACAACTGCATCATGGATTGATGAGTACGGTAAACCGATTACCCGTGATGGTGTATCACTTGCCAAACTTGCAGCAGAGTATGGACTGCCAGCCAAAGGCTCATTAGAAAAGACAAACACCAAGGGCAAGCACCTAGCCCAGTTCACCAGCGAAGAGATAGAACTCATGCGCGAGTACAACAAGCTCGACGTGGAGATTTGCTATCAGCTGTTTAAAATCCTTATTCAGAAGACACCGCAGCGCGAATTAAAGCTCATTGACTTGACTGTGCGTATGTTGACTGAGCCTAAGTTTGAGCTAGATAAAGACTTACTCAAGTACACACTGATTGAAGAGCAAGAACGTAAGACCTTGATGCTGCTTGATGTGGCGACAATGATTGGGGCGTATAAGCCTGGCATGACCGACGAGGAAGCAGCAGAAGCTGCGCGTAAGATGTTGGCGTCAGCCAGTAAGTTCTCGGAAATACTACGGGCGTTTGATGTACCTGTACCGATGAAGCCTAGTCCGACAAACCCTGAGAAAGAAACACCTGCGTTAGCTAAGACAGACCAAGCGTTTATTGATTTGCAAAATCATGCAGACCCGATGGTAGCAGCAGCTGCGCAAGCACGATTAGGCGTGAAGAGTACCTTATTGGAGTCTCGCATTGAACGCTTTTTATCCTGTACAGTTAACGATAAGCTACCGATATTCTTGACATACTATGGTGCAGATACAACAGGCAGATGGGGTGGCGGTGGTAGTCTTAATCAGCAGAACTTACCGCGTGTAGGTAAAGAGCAAAAGCCAACGGATGCACTGCGTAACTCACTTCGCGCACCTAAAGGGCATAAGGTAGTCGTCGCTGACTTGAGTGGTATTGAGCTTCGGGTCAATCACTTCTTATGGAAGGTGCCGTCGTCGATGGCGTTATTCCAAGCTGACCCTGAAAAAGCTGACTTGTACATCGACTTCGCCTCTAAGCTATACAATGTAGATACAGATCAAGTATCTAAAGACCAGCGACAGGTTGGTAAAGTTGCCCACTTAGGATTAGGTTTCGGTGCGGGTGCTAAGACATTCCAGACCGTTGCGAAATTAATGGGTAAGGTAGAACTATCCGAGATGGAGTCAGAAGAAGTCGTGCGTATGTGGCGCGATGCGTATTCAGAGATTGTAACAGGCTGGAGAACATGCCACGCTGCGCTTAACGCGATACAAGAAGGCACACGAGTAGACATCGACCCTTGGGGTTTATGCTATACCACAGCCGAAGGCATCAAGACACCTCAAGGTATGATTAGATACCCTGACTTACGAGAAGAAGGTAATCCTGAAACTGGTAAATCAGAATGGGTATATGGTCATGGTCGTAACAAATCACGCATCTACGCAGGAAAGATTGATGAGAATATCGTGCAACACCTAGCGCGTGAGGTCATCGCGGATAATATGCTGGCTATTAAAAAAGCTACTGGGTATGCCCCAGTGCATACAGTCCACGACGAATTGATTTACATTGCACCTGACTCAGAGGCACAAGCCTTGCTAGATACGGTTCAGTCGCATATGCGAACACCACCTACATGGTGGCCTGAGTTAGTAACATGGAGTGCTGGGGATATTGCGCAGACATATGGCGCAGCCAAGTAGTTGACAGTTGTATAGACTAAGCGTATATTTGGTCTCTATTGGGGAAAGCGGATGCTATTGTAGGCTAAATGCTGACAATTTAGGTCGTACGCTTGGAAACAAGTCCGTCCCGCAGGTTCGAATCCTGTCAGTAGACGCAGCGAGTACCCAACCCTCATTCCTTTGGAGAGAATATGTCGTCTAAAAAGATGGCGTGGAGCCATTCATCGCTAACAGCGTTCGAGACTTGCCCTAGAAAGTATTACCATATTAAAGTAGCGAAGGATACTCCAGACCCTCCAGGTGAAGCTGCACTATGGGGGCAAACAGTCCATAAGCACTTAGAAGAACGTGCAAAGAATAACAAACCCTTACCTGATTACTTGAACTATTGTGAGCCTGTCATTCAGCAGATTGTGTCCAAGGATGGTAAGCGGTTAGTAGAGGAACAGATCGCGCTCACTAGGGATTTAACCCCGACGACGTGGTTTGGTAAGGATGTATGGTGCCGAGGTATCGTCGACATTGGTATTGTGAACGACAAGAATGCGGTGTTATTAGATTGGAAAACAGGTAAGCGTAAGGCAGACAATGACCAGATGAAGTTGTTTGCAGCGTTTGCTATGAAGAAATTCCCGTGGGTTGAGAAGGTAACAACCGCGTTTGTTTGGCTCAAAGAGCATAAGACAGATAAGGAAGTCTTTATCCGTGGGGAGCATGAGGCGCAGATATGGCAAGAAGTTATGCCACGAGTACTGCGAATGGAACAGGCGTATGAAAAGGACAGCTGGCCTGCTAAACCTAGCGGACTATGCAAGAATTACTGCCCTGTAAGAAGTTGTGAGTTTTGTGGTAAATAGGAGAGAGATATGGTTGCAAAGACAGCAACATGGGTTGATAGACTTTATGAAGAGCGCACCCAGCTAGAAGGAAAGATTAGGCGTTTAGGTGCATTCCAAAAGACGGAAGAGTATGATGCACTGCCAGTACACGACAGGAACTTACTTGGCGACCAGTATATGGCGATGACAGCGTACTACGACATCCTGAATGAACGCATTATTTCATTAGCCCCATAGGAGAGAGACATGGCTAAAGTAACATTAGTATTGGAAGACGATTACGAGAACGAGGAACTGAAGATTAACTTTGATTCAGACCCACCGTTTCCGCTTCCAGATGATCCTGATGCAACCCAGTTGCCGTTTGGTGAGATGACGCCAGCCCAAACTTTTGGTATAATGGCTAGGTTATTTCTAGAGAACGAGTTCCGAAAGATTGACGAACGCGCTAAACAACTAGAAGCAGAAGCTGCGAAGACGGCAGCAGAATGACACCAGAAGGTAAAGTCAAAGCAAAGGTTAAAGTACTCTTAAAGAAGTACAACGCATATTGGCACTGCCCAGTGCAGAACGGAATGGGTTCACCCTCGCTTGATTTCATCTGCTGTATACGAGGTAAATACTTTGCTATCGAAACTAAAGCAGGTAATAAGAAACCAACGCCGAGACAGGAAACTACCATTTCCGAAATACAAAAGGCAGGCGGTCACGCATTCGTAGTCAACGAAGAGACAGGGATGGAGAACCTTGAACTGTGGTTACAGGAAGTAACTGATTAGGAGTAAGTATGCCAAAGACAACCCCAAAGAAATTAGCCTACATGGCTGAGTACCAAAAGAAACCCGAAAACGTTGAGAAACGTGTTGACCGTAACCGTGCGCGTCGTCATGCAATTGCTGATGGCAAAGTTAAAGTTGGTGATGGTAAAGACGTAGACCACAAGAAACCATTGCGCCAAGGCGGTAGCGGTGCAGATAGTAATACACGAGTAATCAGCCGTGAAGAAAATCGTGGATGGAGAAAAGGTAAGTTCGGTAAAAAGTCTTACACATAGGAGAGCAAGATGCTCATTGTTAGGAGCAAGAAGAGCGTAGTACTAAAAGTAAGAAACCCTAACAGAATAACAACAGTAATACCAACAGCTAAGACATTTCAGTTTAGAGGGGACACGATGGTGGCAGTCCCCCACAGATTAGATGAAACCCGTGTGCTTCGTAACATGGGTTTTTCTGTCCCATCACCTGTCGGATATTACTATCAGTGGCCTGGATTGTTCACGCCATTTGACGCACAACGTGCAACAGTGGAGTTCTTATCATTAAATCCACGAGCCTTTTGCCTTAACGGCATGGGTAGTGGTAAAACATTAGCAACGCTTTGGGCTTTTGATTATTTACGGAGTCAAGGTAAGGCAACACGATTACTTATATCGGCGCCGTTATCAACCCTAGAGCGTACGTGGGCTGACGAAGTATTCAGACATTTCCCACATTTAGAGTATGCAGTATTACACGGAAGCCGCGATAAGCGGCTAAAGCTGTTGGAACAAAAGGCTGACGTATACCTTATCAACCATCACGGCATGAAGATTATTGCAGATGCGATGAAGGATAGACCCGATATTGACCTTATTGTTATTGATGAGGTAGCACAGGCAGCGCGTAATGCAAGTACAGATATTTGGAAAGCACATAACGTCATATGTAATAAACAAAGTCCGCGTAGTGTATTCGGTCTGACCGGAACACCAACCCCTAACGCACCAACAGATGCATGGGCGCAGTGCCGACTAATTGTACCAACGAATGTACCGCCGTACTTTAATCGCTTCCGCGATCAGGTCATGAAGCAGCAAGGTCCATTTACATGGATACCGAAAGCGACAGCGACCGAGACAGTTAAAGAAGTAATGCAACCTGCGATTAGGTTTGCGCTTGAGGATTGTACTGATTTGCCTGAGTGTGTATTCATGACACGACAAGTAGACCTTACAGCAGATCAAGCAAAAGCCTACAAAGAGATGCTCACTAAACTCAAACTTGAGGTAGACGGTGGCGAAGTATTGGCAGTTAACGAAGCTGTTAAGGTTTCTAAGCTGGTGCAGATTGCCTGCGGTGTAGCATACAACTCACAAGGTGACGAAGTAACGCTCGATGCAAAGCCCAGACTAGAACTGGTCAAGGAGATTATCGAAGAAGCTGGTACTAAGACCATCGTGTTTGTGCCATTCGTGTCATCAGTTGGGTTAGTAACAGACTATTTGCGCGAGAACGGATATACCGTTGAGTGCATACATGGTGGTGTGACGAAGCAACAGCGAGATGATATTCTGAGCGCGTTTCAGAAGACTAAAGACCCGCATGTGCTGGTAGCTATTCCATCTACGATGTCTCATGGGTTGTCGTTAACTGCAGCAAATACCATCATATGGTATGCACCAATCACCTCACAAGATGTTTATGGTCAAGCCTGCGCTCGGGTCCGACGACCTGGGCAAAAACATGCGCAACTTATCGTAAACATTGAAGGTAGCCCAGTAGAACGCAAAATGTATACAAGGTTACAAACCAAGGAAAAAATGCAAAATATATTACTGGAGCTTATAAGAGATGCGACATAACCATACAACCCATACTACATCGACGCCAACGTATAAATCATGGCACATGATGAAACAACGATGTCTTAACCCCAACAACCAGAGCTTTAGTAAGTATGGAGGTAGGGGTATTGTATTAGATCCTAGATGGGAGTCATTCACTGAATTCTTAGCCGATATGGGAGAACGCCCAGAAGGCACATCCATCGACAGAATAGATAATACTAAAGGGTACTCGAAAGATAATTGTAGGTGGGCTACAAGAAAACAACAACAGCGAAACAGAAGCGCCAACACTGTATGGACTCTTGATGGAGTATCTAGATGCGTTACGGAATGGGCTGAGGTTGTTGGATGCAAACCGCATACACTATTTGAGAGGGTAAATAGACACGGATGGAGCATAGAGAGAGCACTAACAACACCCCCAATGAACTGTGGAAGAAGAGCTTCGCAAAATAGTTGACATATAATTTACAATTGTATAGTATTACAACATAGAGACTTTAGGAGAGACTCATGGCGTTAAATAAAGCAGAAGTTGTTGCAACCTACATCAAGCTACGTGACCGACGTGCCCAGCGTAAGAATGAATACGAGGCAGCGGATGCAGCTGATAAGGAAAAGCAAGAAAAGATTGAAGCGTACTTACTCAAAGAGTTCAATGAGTCAGGCGTTGATAGTATCAAGACAGAATTTGGTACTGCGTACAAGACATCCAAACTATCCGTAACGACAGCAGACAAGGAAGCGTTCTTCCATAACTGGGTTGTGCCTAACGGCGCATGGGAGTTCTTGGATATTAAACCAAACAAAACGGCTGTTCAGCAGTATAAAGCAGCGCATGATGACATCCCACCAGGTCTTAACTGGTCAGAAACGATGTCAGTAAACGTAAGGAGAAGTTAATGGGAACTGGAGATACTCTTACCACAGAAGAGGAAGAGGCGTTATTTCAGGAAGCCTGTAGCGTAGTAACAGAAGTAACATCAAGAATGGAACCAGACTTGGCGTTCGTTGCTTGCGCTGCAGTAATGCTAGACAGATTAGAAGATATGTTCTTGATGGAAGACGACACGACATATCCGCTTATGTTAGCTAACCAAATCCATGCCGAATTTATCAGTTTGATGAAAGAGTATGGGTACGATTTATCAGTAGATACAACTCATTAGGAGAAAGTTATGTCACAAATTATTCCATTTGAAGCAGCAACGTTACCAGCTAACATCGGTAACTTATTCCAAGTAGAACGTCTGGGCTCTGCGCCTACTGGCGGTTTCCCTGTTATCAGTATCAAGGGTAAAGTATTCACCAAGACACAAGGCGACAGCCGTGAGTTAATCACAAAGCCAGGTGAAGATGGCGAACCAGCGTCAAGCATTGAAGTAGTAATCGTTGGTCGTAACCCACACCGCTCTAAAGTATTCTACGCAACAGGATATACAGAAGGTTCAGACGCAAAGCCAACATGCTACTCTAACAACGGCCTTACTCCAGAGCCAGACTCAGAGAGCCCACAAGCTAAGAAGTGTGCGACATGTGCCCATAACCAATGGGGTTCACGCGTTACAGAAAACGGCGCTAAGGGTAAAGCATGTTCAGACTCACAACGTCTAGCAGTAGCACCTATCGGTATGATTAACGACCCTATGTTAATTCGTGTACCAGCTGCGTCACTTAAAGCACTAGATGCATACGGTGATTCATTGGTTAAACGTAACGTGCCATATCAATTGGTTGCAACTAAGATTGGTTTCGATTACACAGTAGCCCACCCAGCGTTGACATTCAAAGCGATTGGTTTAGTGGATGAGGCGACAGCAGCACAAGTAGCCGAGATTGCTCAAACTGACGTAATCCAACAAATCGTAGGTCTAGCTGCGGTACCACGCGAAGAGTCATTTGCACCAGAGTCAACGCCAGCGATTGCTGCGCCAGTAGCTCAACCAGTAGCACAGCCAATTCCTGTAGCAACGGCACCTGCACCTGCACCTGCACCTGCACCTGCACCTGCACCTGCACCTCAACCTATTCCTGTAGCAACGGCACCTGCACCGCAAGTAAAGGAAACAACAGGTGCATTAGAGTCAGAGATTGCTGATGTAATGGCAGGGTTGGACTTTGATGACTAACGAGATTATTGAGCAGGAAAATCCAGATGAGATAACCTTGGATAAACGCAGAGTCATGAAGGTGGTGAAAGTCACAACAGAAGCTGCGTCCAAGAAGGTTAAGAATTTGGAAGCTCCCGAAGCCATCATCGGTTTTGCTGAAGCGTTAGGTAGAATTATTGCAGCGCAGCAGCTAGATGTACTAGGGCACCAAGAGTTGATAAAGGTTGCATGTAATCATGTAATCGATACTGTGAAAGCAGCATACGCAGCTCAAGGTCTCTTCACTGGTGACTTCGAGGCATAGAACCCCCGCGAGAATCGGTCATGGCAACATACGCCCTCTGACGCTGGATAAACGTAACCAGCACTTTTTCTGGAGTTGAGAGATGGATTTTTCAATCATACAAAAAGCGGACATATCAGCCGCAGAACTGGCAATGCTTATTAGGTATAAGGACAAAGATGATAATGTCCGAACCCTGACACGCGCTGCTGTTTACGCTTGGATTAACGGCGCAAAACCTAACGAGAAGTTATATATGCGAGTCGATAAGGTATTGTCTTTAGTACAAGCTGCTGTTAATGCAGGAGATTTACCCCTCAAGCTAGGAACCCCAAGGGCTGAACGAAAGCGCCTGATATTAGGTGCCGTAGGAAAGCAGTTGAATTTAGCAAAAACTTAGTTGTTTATCAGTAGCGGTAAGCGTAGAATAACAAGTCCTAAACGTGGGGGTTTTAATGGACACAAAATCATTTCTGGAAGAGATACTTCCAGCCGAAGGATACATCGTCCTCGCAGAGTTTAAAACAAATCAAGATGGCTCTAAGTACATAGTCCATCACTTCTACACAGATTTTGAAGAAGCAGCAGACGCTGCACTAGAGATGGATGCCAAGGGTAGTGAAGTCTACCATGCATGTGCTACATACTTAACAGACCAGAACCGCAAACAGAATAATGTAAAAGCAGCTAAATGCTTCTGGCTGGATATTGACGTAGGTAAGGCAGATTCATACCAAACTCAAAAAGAAGCCGCTATGGAACTCGGTTCAGTATGCGGTAAGCTCGGCCTCAAGATGCCTACTATGGTTTCATCAGGTCGTGGGCTACATTGCTACTGGGTATTCACAGACGCGATCGACATTTCTGTATGGAAAGCAAGCGTTGCTAGATTCAGAACGGCACTCGACTCATTAGGGTTTAAACATGACCCTGCACGTACAACAGACCAAGCCTCAATCCTTAGACCTGTAGGTTCTACATGGCGCAAGAACGGCGACCGTACTGTACGTCTAATCAGACAAGGTATACCAACTCCGTTCACAGACGTTATGGCGGGGATTGATAAGTACCTTGGAGAGAACAGCCTAAGCACACCGCAACGCAAACAGTTCCCAATCTTTGAAGTAGAACGCTTAACAGAGAAACAGGAATATCCACCATCATCAGCAGTCATCATGGCAAGTATGTGTCAGCAGATTGGTCGTATGCGTGACATGAAAGGTTCAATCCCTGAGCCTGAATGGCGTAATGCAATTGGTGTAATCAAACATTCAGTAGAAGGTAACGACCTCTGCCACGAGTGGAGTAAAGGAGACCTAAGATATGATGCTGCAGAAACACAGAACAAAATTGACGGATGGCAGACAGGACCTACGACGTGCGCTACGTTTGAGGCGACTAACCCACACCTATGTGCGAACTGTAAGTTTAAAGGTAAGGTCACATCTCCTATCCAGCTCGGATACACAGCAGAGGCTAAGGCTCCTGAACTAGTTCAGCCAGAAGAAGTTTCAGTTGAGAAGATTGACTACGCACACTATTGGCCTAAAGGTTACGAGTGGAACCAAGCAACAGGTAAGTTATCCCGTCTAGTAAAAGATGCCGATGGTATTCCTGCATGGGAGCCATTTTGCGATACATTGTTCTACCCAACAACACGGGTGCAATTAGAAGACGGTACGTTCGCGATGCGTTACACGATGCAGGTGAATAAGAACAAGTGGCGCCAGTTTGAAATCCCTACTAAGTTACTGGCATCAGCCGATGGTTTTTCTGCAGCGTTAGCTAGTTATGAGATTATCGTGCAGAGCAAGAAAGGATTAGGTAACAGCGCTATGTCTTACACACAGGCTTGGTTAGAGAAGTTCAAGCAGAACGGTGTAGAAATCAATACATTCAAACACTACGGCTGGCATGATAACTATACGTCATTCTTATTTGGCGACAGATTGATGACCGCAGATGGTGTAGAAAACCAAGTTATCCGTGCAACGAACATCACCGCAGGTAGTCGTCTCGATACAGACTTTGCTAACTTTGTATCTAGTGGTTCACCAGCAAAATGGGCTGACATATTCAACGACATCTACAATCGTCCAGGTGCTGAGGCTTATCAGTTTACTGCGTTAGCATTGATGGTATCACCACTTGTGGCGCTATTTGATGTAGATAACTGGAACGGTATCCCTGTCGCGATGACGGGCGAAGGTGGTCAAGGTAAGACGTCTGTAGGCATGGCAGCATGCTCCATCTATGGTCGCGGTAAGAGTTTCGTATTCGATACCAAGAACTCTACAATGAACGCATTTGACCCATTCGTTGGCTGTATGCACAACTTGCCTTGCGTACTAGATGAATTAACTGGTCGAGACCCAGCACAAGTTTCTGATAAGCTGTATGCGCTGTCCAATGGTGGCGGTCGTGACCGTGCTGACCAGAAGGGTAATATGTCTGCAATCAGACATTCATGGAAGTTAATTAGCTTGATTACGGGTAACACCAACATCACCGAGTCTATGCACCAGCTTGAGAAACAACGAGCAGATGCGAGTGCGGTACGTATCTTTGAAATTTCTGTCACCACAGACCACGGTAAGCTGTTTGATGGTATTAACGTACCTGAGATGCTTAACTTGCTACAAGAACATTATGGTGAGATTGGTCGTCAGTTCATTAAAGCTGCAGCACCAGAAAAAGCTAGACTACGTGAGGCATTCCTCAAGATGCGTTCTAAGCTAGGCTATGAGTCTGCAACATATGATACCCGTGAGCGTTTCTTTATTGACTTGATCGCGACAGCATACGTCGGTGGTATCCTACTGAAAAACATGAACTACATCAGATTTGACTTGAAGCGCGTAACCGAGTGGGCGATGAACCACATTATGGAAATGCGTATGATGCGTTCAGAAAATACATATGGTGTGGAAGAGCAGTTAGCTGCGTTCTTCGGCTTCTTGAGCGGACATATCTTAGCAACAAAAGATGTAAGCCGTTCAGTTGTGGAAACACCGATGGAGTCATACAGATTGTTTGGTGATGTTAAGGCACGTATCGCCCATACAGCCAAGCGTGTGATTGTGTCCTCGAGGGCGATGGATGAATGGTGTGTGAAAAATGCGGTGGCTCCTCGTGTGTTCCGTAAGCAACTCAAAGATAATGGGTTCTTAAAAACGGATGCACCTGAGAAGTTTACACTGGCAGTCGGCACTAATCTTCCATCTGCTCAAGAGCGTGTAGTTGAGTTTGTCTTTGATCGCGTGATTAACGCTGCAGATAAGGCGAATGAATCAGCTAAGGTTGTCCAAATCAGATAGTAGTTGTACGAGAGATTTATCGCACCCAGCCTGCATAACATCAGGGGTAAACTGAATACCTGTGGCGTTATTAACTAAGTCAGCTGGAGTGCGGTAGATTACCTTCGCAATATCTAAAGCCACAAAAGCCACAATGTCACTTACTTCAAGCTGTGATTTCTTCACATGATATTGGTAAGCGTTGACAGTCCACTTCTTCTTGCCTTGCACCCTATCCGCGATGTATGCCTCATCCGTTCCTTTGACCTGTATGCGGAGTAGCCTGCCTTTATAGTCGGCGATGATGTCGTAAGGTGCGCCTTCAAATGGATTACTAACAGCGGAAAGACCCCGCCTAGCGAGGTCATAACATACAAAGTGCTCCGCGGCATGCCCGCAGATTGCTCTAGCGGGTTTGGTCAATTATTTACCGTAGAATAACGTAATCGATGCACCGGTTGGTAATGTCACGTGAATGTCGGTATCAAACATAATACCTGCACCGGGGACTAAACCGAAGAACGGGTTATTTGTATTTGCTGGAATGTTAAATTGTAAACGCGTTGTACCTGAAGCACCGCCATCACGAATAATAATATCACCTGCCGTACCGCCTGATAGAGATTGATACCCTTTAACATATAAACCTGCTGGCGCCGCCACTGCTGTGCCTGTTGCTGATACGTGTACTGCCTTAACTCCGGTTGGATCTGCCATGCTTATTACTCCTTAATTGTTTAGCACTTCCATGCTCTTAATGATTTATTAATACGACTATCTGGATCTTTTGCTGTTTTATCGCTGGTTAGCTTTTTCTTCACTACGTTGCCAAGCTGGGGATTTAGCCATTGTACTATTCCTCCTCTGTTAGAGATTGAACAAATCGTTTATTCGCTTTAGTTACCTGAACACCGCCGATTGTGGCACGTTCACGTTTTCTTTCTTCCATAGGCGCTTTAAGTAGGTTACTGATAGGCTGTGTCTTGAACCCAAGTTCTGATTTAGACGCGTTCATCTCTTGCCAATGGTCACGGGCTTCCACCATACCTTCTGTATCGCCATCACGGTACGCCTTAGCATACTGCTTCTTCAGTTGTGAAGTGCGGTCTTGATAGAACTGCTCGAATTCCGCTAGTCTACCACGAATCATCTGACGGTTTGCATCATCATTTGTCTTAAAGCCTAAGAGTTTAGCGAATGTTGCACCCATCGAAATCTCTTCTGGAGATACAAGCTCATCGCCACGGGTGTTAGTAACACCAGATACACCTTCTCTCATGGCACGAAGTGCATTACGGGCACCTGATGGCATAACACCTTCAAGACCTTGGTAATAATCACCACTGCCAAACTTACCCATAGCTTCCCACATCTGTGGAACCACACCACCAATAAATGGACCTGACATACCGCGTAAGAATTCACCGTAACCTGCACGATCAAACGTAATATCAGTAAATGGCATCAAGCTAAATGCCTGACCCATGCCCACGTTTTGTGAGACGTTGATATTGAATACTGCAGCAGGTACACCGCGTGTGAGTAAGTCTGCTAGGAACTGATCTTCAATCGCCTTGCGCATCGCTAGTTCTAAGTCTTTAGGCTCGTCATCACCACCAGATGCAGCAAATGCCCAAGCGATAATGTTAGCAGCAGGAAGACCTAATGCACCAGCAAGAACTGCATGATGACCTAGCACATACATAAGAGCACGGCGAGCTGCAGCACGTTCTTCAAGTGAGGCACCAACCATAGCGTCTTTAAACATACGCACAATGAATGAAATCTGGATAAGCTGGAACTTACGGAACTGAGATACCAAGCGTTGGAATGACGTAGCGTTGAATAAGCGTGGAGCATTTAAGTTGCTGTAATCGCCTTGAGTTTGGTCAATCGCACGAGCTGCATACTTAACTGCATTTTCATGTGACATACCTTCTGTATCCATAGCCAAGCGATACGCAGCAATTGCTGTCACTAAACGGTTAGTAGTCTCAACTTTCTGGGCCGCGTTGCGGAGCATACGGTCAACCTTTGCCATACCGCGTGATAGTTTGCCTTGCCCTGCTTCAATACGAGTGCCCAAATCTTGCGTAATAGTAATGTCTAGCTTACCTGCATCCATCAAGTCATGAAGCGCACGACGTACATCTTCTGGCATATCGTTCACGTTAAGCATTGGGTTCTTGATGTAAGACTTAATGCCTGCGAGTTCTTTATACGCTTGAGTCATTGCCTTGCCTGACTTGGTATAGCCATGCTTCTGTGACAAGAACGGTTGAGTCATCAGCACAGGTTGTGTCGCGTTATACAAGTAATACGCTGGCTTAGTGAGCAATGACCAGATGGTATTGAAACCCATAATCTTACTTACTACAGGTGCTGGATTGAACTCGATTGAATTCATGTAGCGTTTTGATAGCTCGATGAAAATATCAGCAGCGTCACCGCCTTTATCAAGCGCTTCTTTACGCATATTAGCGAATGACTTAGCTACATCAGAACTGTTTTTGAGCGTTGCGATATAGTGCGCATCAGCACGGCCTTTAGATACGAATGCTTTGTACATGGTATCCGCGTTAAGACCCTTAACATTTTCGCGGCGTAATTCTGATTTGCGTGAGCTTGTTTCTGCGAGTGATGTTAGGTATAGCTCTGTCACCAAACCATTTAGGCGTGATGCAAAGTCACCTTCTTTTTCGCTAATCATGTTGCGAATTTGTTCAAACGCTTGGAACGGTAATACGCCTTGCCCTTGGCTGAAGTTAATCTTCGCTGATGGTTTTACTGAGGCATACTTACCTGATAAGTCACGAGCAATACGTTTAGCTTCCGCCATAGAATCCACGAATTCAACCCAGTAGTGATCTGGATTAGTACGCATTTCTTCCATCGCTGCAGTATCGTTAGCTTCTTGTGCATCTAAGTATCGCTGTGATTTACCAACAACTACATGGCTACCAACACGGCGCATAGGTGCGTAAGGACCTTCAAGTTTAGCAAGTACTTTGCCGAACATCTTCTTGTATTTGGCTTCTTGTGCACGAATTTCTTGACGTTGTTCTTCTGTCTTAGCGTTGTCTAATAGCGCTTGATATTCTGCAGTTGCAATCTCGTCTAGTACGCGCTGTACATCTTTAATTGTCTTCTCGCCATGCTCGAACACTTCATCCATCAGTTCTTGTTCTTCGTCTGATAGTTCGTTGTATCTGGCTTCCATTTCAGGGTCGACAGTTACATCAGTTTTCCATGCAGGTTTATAGCCCCACACTTGTTTTGATGTCATGTCGAGGATAAGCTGCCATGTGCGAGTAAATTCTTCGCGTGATAGTTTGTCTGACATCGCTGCAATACGGTCAACTTCGGCTTCATGTTTGATTTGGTCAACTGATTTAGCAGCAATCTTGTCATACCATGCACGAGCAGAAGGAATGTATTTAGCTGCGAAGTCAATCAGGTCGTTAGTGAACATTGAGTACCATAGACCGCGTTTAGCCATGTCATGTACAGAATCACCTGCGTATCGTACTGCGTCACCCACAGGCTTAGGCAAGTCACCCACTAATTCGGCTGTGTAGCCTGAAATCTTCTTAGCTGTTTTCTCAACTGGAGATACGGAGAACTTGGGTGTAGCAGTAGCTTCTACAGCAGCGGTTGGTTCCGTCAACTCCATATTAGCCACACCATACGCGAAATCGATAATGTCTTGTGCTTTTAAATCTTCAAAACGACCAAAGCCAATGGCGCGTAGAGCTGCACGATAAGCATCAACAAGTCTCTTCATCCATGATTGGATAGTACCTGCTTTAGCTTCGCCAATAGCTGTAGGGTTTACACCTAATTTAACAGCCTCTTCAACAAAGTACGCAACAGCTTCCTCTGCGTATAAATCATCTTCGATAGTTTCGCCTTGTTCTTCAAGACCCTTCTTGTATGACGTAAGCCTTGCCATCGCATTACGCGCGGCTTGGAATTCTACTGAACCATTATCGTTACGGTTCCACTCAACAATCTGACCCGCCAAATCGCGAATAGTCTTAATGTCTAAGGCGTTCATCACACCAATATGTACACCAAGTTCGTGCATCAATACAGCAAGCTCATCGCCTTGAGCGATATTATCTGCAATCATATAAACATGACCGCGCCAAACAAATGCTTGTGCTGTAGTATCATCTGCGGATAATTTAGCAGCTCTCACTGCGTTAAGTGGTAGTTCGTTTGTATTTTGGACAATGGTAATAAGTTCATCGAACTTAGCTGGAGAGAAAAATAACCTTTTGAGTTTAGCTTTCATGCTTACAGCATTAGCTGGATTCTCTGGGCGTTCGGCTTGAGAGCGTTTTACGCTTGCTGTACTCTCAGTGGGTTTTTCTCTACGAGTGGTTGGTTTTGCTTCTTGGCGATTTCCAACATTAGGTTCACCAGCTTTTGTTTCTGCTGCGGTGCCAACTTGTCCAGCAGTGCTAGGTTGTGTTGTCGTGCCATACGCGGCCTCCTGTGCCTTTGTAATTGCTGCCATAGAAGCAGCGCCTTGCGGATTGTTTAAGTGATACTTAGTCGCTGCAGCGAACTTCTGGAAATCAGCAGCTGATACATCTTCCCAATTTGGGACTGCCTGACCGTTTTTAGCCAATTCAGCTTGGAGCATTTCCCAAACGTCTTTAGCGTCTTCATAGTCATTTGCAGATAAATCAAAGTCTTGTTCATACCCGACAGTTTCTTCTACTGGTGTCTCTACTTCAGCCGCTTGTGCAGGAGCTTCAAACCCTTCGGTCTGTGCCTGTTCTGCCATAACAGCTTCAGGAGCAGTAAATCCAACTTCTGGTGCAATGTATGTTTCTGGCTGGAAGTTCTCCGCTGTCGTATCCAAATCTTCTGATTCTGACATAGCGCTGATAGGTGCGCCTTGCTCACGACGATAAGATAACCCTGCTTGCGCAGCTTGAGCTTCAGACATTGTGCCTACATCAATTGCTTGTTCGCCTTGGATACCAAGGATACGTTCTGCAGCGTCTGCAGGAATACCTAGTTCAAAAGCGCGTTTGTGTAAACGAGTTAAACCTTTATTCGCATGCTCATTTGCATTTTGACGTGACGAGTTAGACATTCTGCCAGCAACAGTTGCTGACATTGGAACCATCTCTTCGCCTGTTTCTGGGTCAATCTTCCAGCCAGAATCTTCAAAGTTACGGATACCGCGTGTAAGTTGTAGTGCTTGGAATTGTTTTTCTGTGAGCGCTTGACGTAGCATACCTGCCATCTTGTCTTTATAGCGCACAACTTCATCAGGAGTAGCGTCACGGGCAATACCTACAGGCTGTGTTTTTTGTGCAGCAAGGTCTAGACCTTCACCAGTTTTTACTGATTTAGCTAGTGTTGGTTGGTCTTCTGCTACAGCTACTTCGTCCGCAGGTTTGATAATGCCGCGGATATTTTCTTTAACTTTTGAAAGGTTCCATTTACCGCGCGTATCTACTACATTTGTAGCTTCAATATGCTGGTCTTCTGAAATGTTACCTTGAGCAAACTCGCGGTCGAGAGCAAGTCTAATATCCTTACGAGTCTTAGCTTCGTCGATAGACAATGGTTTAACTAGAACTGCTTCACCGTCAGAAACGCCAACTTGTTTTTGGTTCTTGCCGAATTGACCCCATGCATCAATTTGTTCTGGTGTAGTTAATACATCACCTGTCGGAGTAACAGTTAGTACTGGTTGAGTCTCTAAACCCAGCTGCGGTAGATTGCGACCTGAATTAATACGATCTTGCGCTTGAGAAATGTTTGTGCGAGGTTGCTCGTTAAGGATGTCTACCGAGTTACGAGACTCTAAGTTAGTTCTTACTTGCTCGTCTGCCTTGCGCATCAATGGATGCATAGCAGAACCCATAACGCCACCACCTACGAAACCAGCTGCGGCACCTGCAAGAGTTTGATCGATATTCTCACGGCTGAATGGATTTTGACCCATCGCCCAATTCTCGATTGGGTTTTGCATAAGCTCTTCGCCAGCTTCCATCGCGCCTTGTTTAAGACCTGTGCGTAGGAATGTTTTGCCAGCGTCGCCTAAACCTTTAACGCCGCCCCGAGCTAACATAGCTTCAGGACCAGCAATAGTTTCAATACCGCCAACTGCTGTAGAAGCAATACCTGCTTTTAAGATGTCAGATAGTTCATTCTGCCCTTGTTTCTCTTGTTCTGTACGGATTTGTGCGTAAGAAGGAAGACCGAAGTATGCGGCTGTGCCTGTAGCTTTAGCAGCTCTTGTGGCTGTAGATGCAGCTTCTAATGCTTGAATACCACGAAGTCCACGATATGCTCCTAGACCTGCTTTAGCGACACCGCCTGGAGTAATATATCCAATAGAACCGCCGATAACCTGACCAACAACATTTCCTGGACGCTCCATTAGGTTAGTACCTAAATTAGCTAAGGCGCTTTCTGAAGCGCCCTCTGTAATATCCATTGGATTGCGTTGCTGAACTTCTCGACCATATCGCTCTAATGCGTTATCTCGTAATGCGCCACCTGTAATATCGCCAGCTAGCTGACCAACACCTTCAGCAATTCCGCCCATACTACCTTTAAACGCAGTAATAGCACCCGGAGCGTTACGTGGTGCAACACCTAAGTCATATCCGATTGCGTCAGGATGTCTGCCAGTGAGCTGGGATAAACGGTCTACAATTTCAAAGTCTGTGAGTCCGCCATATACTCCAGGATTGGCCTTACGAATATCATTTATTGATGGCATGGATTAGCGCCCTAATGGTTGAAGTCCAGTATTTCTATACATTATATCGAAGTATGGATCTCCTTGCATCAGAGTTGCTGCATCCTGAATAGCTTTAACGCCTTCATTTGAACGAACTAAACCAGTAATATCGCTTTCACCCTTAGCAAAATCTAATAGCGCTTTAGCTTGCTGACGTTTTTCTAATGTCCCGCCTTGTACTGGGGTAAGACCTTTAGATGGAGCTGGTGCATTTGGAGCCGCACCTTTATCTGCTGATACAACTGACATGTAATCAACTGGAGCCGCACCGCTACCGTAACCCATCTCGGCTTTAATACCTGCACGAACTTCCGCTTTTTTAGCTTCAGGCATTTTAGCCCAATCTGGATAGCGATTACCTGCAATCTCTTCGATGTCTTTTAGTGCAGTAGATGTAATCTCTTTTGATTCTGTAAGTTTGCCACCGAATTTAAGACCAGCCATATTGAGGCGCTCTTGCGCTGTCTTCTTATCAATCTTACCTGCATCGAGGTCTTTGATAATCGCTGTTTTCTCAGCGTCGAACCCTTTAATGTTAGCAAGTTGATAATCTTGAAGTGCGTTAGCGGTACGGTAGTGTGCGCCGATACCAAGGTTCTTTTGAATTTCAGAAGGAATAAGCAAGCCTTTTTGCGCAAGCTCTTTATCCATAAGTCTGATTTTTTCGTCGCCTTGGCGTTCTTCAATACCAATTTTACGTTCAGTAAGACCTGTGGTAATACCAAACTGACGTTTGTTTTCGTCAAGTGTTTTTTCGCGGATAGCCAATTCTTTAGTTGCGGTTAGCATTTGGCTCAACGCTTCTGGAGATTTAGCATGCTTGAACATGATACGGTTTAAATGCTCATCGGCACTATTAGTCACTTCAGATAACATGCCTTCAACCACCTTAGGATTGTACACATTACCCACAGCACCTGCTGCCTGAACCCATGTCTTGCCGCCGTCTTTAGAACCCTCAAGTAAACCATTTTCGTTCACACGGATCATCTTGTCGTCAGGCACATTCTTTGAGCGCCAATCTGCAATAAGTCTTGCAGCGCCTTCTCTGTCACCAGAGTCCATCAACTGTTTAGCCTGACCTGCAACATCAGCAGCAGAACGCATCATAGTAGTTGCAAGACCCATATCTTTTTTGAATTCCGCAGCGTCGTCAACTTCTGATTGAAGTTTTTTAATTTGTAATGCGGCTGATTTACGAGCAAGTGCATTAGTACGCATTTGTTCTGCTAGGTCTTCATGACCATAGTTTGAGTAGATGTCAGCCTTACGTTCCATCTTTGCAGTAGTGATGTCTTCTGGGCTAAATGGAGTTTCGCGAGTTACATCGCCTAATGAGTATGAAGTCTTTTGACCAGCAAAAGCGCCAGGGGCATTAAAGCGTTCTGCCATTACACCTTGTTGCGCGTAATCTTCTGGGTTAGTTTCTGCGTTAGCTACAGGACGAAATGCGCCTGTTTGTGTATCGCGAGTAAGGTAGCCTTCGTAACCTGCAGGAACTGCACCAGCTTCAGGAGCGTTAACGCCTAGCGTTTGTTGTTCTTGTTGAAGCGCATTAGCAGCTTTTAATTCTTTACGCATCTGAGCTTTTTCGTAGGCATCCATAAGCCCTTGACCGATTGAAAGCCCTTGTTGGAATTTATTCGCAAATTGGTTAGCCATAGTTAATCCTTACTTAATGTACTTATTCAAAGCCCAAGCCGTACCCACACCCGCAAGTGTTGGGAATATTCCGGTTGTATCTGTATTGGCTAAAGTATTTGCATAATTAGAAGCTGCACCTGAAACTGCGTTCATCGCGTTAGCAGTACCGCCAACCTTAAATTGACCTAACTGGAGACCGCGAACTACAGGATTAGCGATAGAAGAAGATGCTTGAGTTCCGAAGTTTAGTGCTTGATTGCCAAAGTTTTGAGTACCTGGAATTAAGTTCTGACCGATTGAAGTTGCTTCTTTTCGGAGTTGTACGCCTGTATCTCTAGCCATAGACCTAGCTCGTGTAGCGCCACCAGCAGCTGCAGCCATTGCAGCTAATTCCGCGGCTCTGTTCGCTGAAGCAAAACGACCTGAGTTTGGATTTACACCCATAGCTTCAAGCGCGCGTTCATCGATACCCTTTTGAATAGCATATTGTTGTCGAACATCAGAGGTAGCCATACCCGCAGCGCGTTCTTGGTCTGCTAGACCACCATAGTCTAATGCTTCTTTATAGAACTGGGACTGAACGGGAACGACCGAAGTCATGTATTGATCCCACAGCGTATTGCCTCGGGTTCTTGCCGTCGCTGCGTCAGATAAAGCATTGGACGCTAACTCAGTATCTAGCGTATTTGCGGTACTAACGTATGGTTGTAATCCTGTAAGGATTTCATTTCGTGCGGCTTGGTCTTTAGCAGCTTGCTCTTTGATATACGCAAGATTTTCCCGCATCGCTGCGGCGGCTGCTTTTGAACCGCTATTATCCCCAAACAAGCTGCTGAATAAACCCATAATTAGTACTCCTGAAATTTAATGTCTTATAACATAAAACAGACACATTGTAAATACGTTAATCATACGCCGCACGGTCAATTACATACATTCTGGACGACATTCCAGTATTCGATGATATAGGCCATATCGTGTTGTACCCGTAAGGACCGTTGCCTGATATTTTTAAATACTTAGAATAGTACGTTGATCCCGACCTATAGCATGCGAGATAATTACTTGAAATATAATAATATCCACGGCCTGAATCGAAATACTCAAAACCTCTGAACATTGTGGCTGTCGCCATATAGGCGCCATTTGTTGGTACCACTCCCACATAGGATAGCGCTGTCGCAGATGTTGGGGTTGGGGAAGAACTATACCCTGGCGGACTTACTGAATATCCTGCCCCTGCATCTACTAATGTTGCGTATCCTTTGGCACACAATGGTTTTGCTGTTGAATCCATGGCTAACGTACCATCTGATTTATAAATAGCCATACCGTATGCCCCTGGCTCCGCAATACTTGTTGCTGTTAGTGCCGCAAAACAATACAACACCGGAGTAGCTCCATCCGTTGCTACTTTAATGGTGTACGTACTTCCTGACTGCGTTATACTCCAGACACTAGCTACACTTCCGCCCGCGTCGCTGATAAATATAATAGGTAGCGACGGTGATGTAATTGTGTACGTTCTATAGTAACTAGTTAGGTACTGATAGGTGTAGAACTGACCACCGCCCGTATAGGTTGCTTTACCTATAAAGTGAAGATTGTTGTATTCTGAATACGTGATAATTTCGTTGTTATAATCACTTGTCGCTTGAACACCTTGCTGTAGCGTCGATGCAGGCCTAGTTAAAATCAAGACATATACATACGACGGCGGCATACGCAAACTAGCATTCCACCAACTAGAAGATAAGTTACCCCATGATATTCTTGGGTACCCTAATGCATAGTCCACAGTGATGCTATTTTGCACTGCATACTGTCCATCCCACATCGGATCTGCCCCGTTCCCTGTGATGTAAATCTCAACAGTACATCCAGCATATTCAGGATAACTTTTAGAACCTGCCCCGCCGCCGTTAGTCCCTGCTGTCGTAGAAAATACATCGACAAGACAAGGAGAGAATTGGGCAGTATCCAACTGGATCTGCCCCGTGGAACTATAGCACTGCAAACCCATCGTCATGCCGATAGGTCTCCTAATTTAACGCGTAGTGTACCAGCGGAATCAAATACCTTAATTACATTGTTGTATATCTCAAGGCGCGCGCCAGACGCTGCTGATTTAACGTTCAGTGTGCCAGAAAATGTACCAGAGGTTGCATTGATATTACCTGTTAGGTTAACGTTCGTTGCTTCCAGATTACCGGCAGAATCTACTTTAAATCTCCAGCTAGCGGCACTAGGAACATAAATTTCCCCGCCGTTAATAATCGTACTGTTAATCGTACTAGAAGATAATGTAGTCGTCGATATTGCCGCACCCGTAATAGTTGGGGCACTGATACTTGTGGTACCTGTAATGACAGCACCATTGATTACTGCAGCAGTTAGAATCTGACCAGCAGCTTGGTTAAATGTAATCTTATCCGCGGTAAGCGATGCAATCTTTGCGTTGGTAATCGACGCGTCTTTAATCTGGGCTGTACCAATAGCTGCCGTACCAATAACTGCGTCCCACATGTAAGTACCTGCATGTAGCGTTACGCCATTGATGGTCACATCTGTTGGTAAATAGTAATAAGGAAGCCCTTTGACTCCATAGGCTTTTAACTGTGTTAATGCTCCAGATGGATCTGTCGCAGGTGTCGCTGAACCAACCGCTACAAGAGTACCGTCTACGTTTGCAATACTGACAGATTGAAGCCAATAATGATATGGAGACCCTTCCGTAACCGCGTAGTCAACGTAGAAATTACCAGAGCCTGTACCGATTAAGGTAGCATTACTAAATAAACTATTCCCTGATCTCCAGATCTTAACGTAAGACAGGTTAGACCTAGTAGTAGGAATATCCCACGAAATCATTACATTGGAGATACCTGCAGCAATTGTTACATTCGTCGGCGTTGGAGGCGGAGTTAAATCAGATACTGCAGCTGCATCCACAACAGGCAATGTATTTGGGTTAGGCGTATATAGACTAGATACAGCAACACCTGCGTCCACAAGGTCACGGAAGGTCACGGAAGAATCTAGGATATTACCCTTCTGTCCTTCTCGTACTAATAACGTCTCACGAATCGCTTGCAGAAATTTAGTGAGCGCAGGGTCTGTGCTGCCAGGGACAACAGGTATCTGAGGTACTGAGGTAATGGTCATACGTTGCGCAACTCCTCAATAGTGTTCGCTAGTAAAATTCCACGGACAGCGCCTGTGCCTGTCACTTCTACTTCCCAGTACTTAGCCTTGAAGCCAGATGGTAGTCTGAACGGTGTATCGTTTGTTACTGTTTTAGTAAACTTCAGTACGTGATCTGCGTACACTTTAAATGTCACAGGTAGCGCATCTGATACGAGTACTTGACCCCACGCAAAATTAGTTTGGTGCGGTGTTTCAAATACTTTACTCTTCCACTGATACGATAGATATGTTCCATCAACAGCGTCATCCCAACGGCTGATATTTCCGTCACCTGCAAGGTACAATCCATCGCGTTGCAAGTCATTAAATACTGCGGAGACTGTCAAGTTATGTTGTGTGATAAGCGCAGCAACATCGTTAGGTTCCACGATAATACCGCCACCTGTTGATTTGAACGCGTAGTATCTACCTTCGTACTGACACGCAGTAATTGTTTCTGGGTTAAATTCCTGCCATTCGCGCTTAGAATAATTCTTAATGGTTAGTAATGATGCAGTATCAGATACAAGTACAAGACCATCAGGTGATGCGTAAACAACACCGTAACCCATGCTTACGATAGATCGTTTTGATACGCAGGATTGTTGTAAATCCATCTTCTGTGACGACATCGCATCAGGGCTGATACCTGTAATTACATAAGGATTACCTTTAGTAACCGCAATTAGATTAGTACCAAAAACGCCAAGACCCACAATAGGGTAATCCAACGCCAATATGTATTTAGACGGGAATGTAAATGGTCGGTATGGGGCACTGAAATATACATCGTTTCCTAAGAACGCGGCTTGAATACCGTTAGGTAAGTTAATTAACCCCTGCAGTGCATTTGGTGGTGCGTCATAGTCAATGGATGGGCAAACTTCACCTAGGTTAGACTGAATTACAGAGTCGTCATAAATGGTAGTAGCCACTGGAACTTCGGTCACATACTGGTAATCAGCTGCATTTGCACCCGTTGCTGTTCTGTAAATCCGAATCTTAGTAATGTTGTAGTTACCCGTCGTAGGCGGCGCCATTGCTGAAACTCGAACAGTCTGACCCGATAATACATCTAATGGTAAAGATGCAGAAGATGGTAGTGATTCCTCACCCCAAGACGAAACATAAGTATAAATGTAATATCTAGTTTCTGCTGTGCCTGTACCCGTACCTGAGTGAATCGTTGTCACTGGTGTTGTTGTAGGCGCAGGAATTGCTGTTTGGTATGAAGCATGAGGGTATGTCGACCCAGAGCCGCCTACAGCAAGTGTGTAATCTGTTTTGAACGGAAGTGTTCCGTTAGTGCAATATGTGCGTTCTGATGTATCGGCAGCGATTTGAGACTTAGCTACGTCTGTATCTGTTGAAAACGTAAACCAGAATTTAGCCTCATCAGGTTCAGCTTGAGCAAAACGATAAATAGACTTAGCTCTTCCAGGTACAGGATCTGTTGTAATCACACGAAGTGCTTTAAACGAATTAACCACACCACCCATGAATCTGCAGTTCACAGCTACTTGCGCTTGATTGTCCGCTAACAGGTGAGGATCTGCTTGTGGGGCTATCCCTGAAAAATTGGCAATTCGGATTAACATTTACGTCCTCGAAATACTATTTATTAATTGAATGATGGTATCAGCAACTACCCGCATTATCGCAGTAAAATAGCGCTGATACCAAACATATATTACTCTGTCGCGGTCAACGCGGCTTTTAAACGTTGAACAAAAGCGTCTTTACCAACTTGAAGTTGATCTAGATTAAACTGACTTGATGCAATCTTACGGTCTAAATCCGCTACATGATTAACAAGCAGTTGTTGTTCCGGTGTCATGTCTTCAAAAACATACTCAACGTCGTCGATTACGATTGGGGTCTTTTTTTGTTCAGCCATCGTAGTTTCTCCTATTTAATTTATAGCCTGAGTGGGCAGGCTAATCACCCTTATTTATCCGCAGGTTCTGGTTGATTGCCTTCATCAAGCCATGCTAGATATGCTTGGTAGTCTGTATTGGCTGGGTCGAATGGGATACAAGCATTGTCTGATAATCTACGAATGCTTATATTAGATATTTTACCTAATGAATCTATCAAGTATTGATAATTATTTTCTATCATAACTCACTCACTGCTATATATTGCGCTTGAAGTTGTTGCCCTGTACCAGCAGGAGCTGTAGCAACTTGAATAAAAGTTCCAGAATCTCCACCATCAAAAGTTGCAGCATTTAAATCTGCAGTTGTACTATAATTTCTTATTTTTCCTGATGCCCCAGTTACAGTGCTATAAAGTGTTATGGTTGGAGAAGACCTCATGCTGCATACAAAACGTATTGGAAAATAGTTTGCATTTGCATTAGTTGATGTAGAACCATATTGTATAGAACCTATTGGTGTAGTAGCTCCAGCAACAGTTCCTTGAGAATATGATTGTTGGTAATACCTTTGACACAAAGCTAATTCTGTACCATAAGGTCTATAGTCAAATGATGTAGCTGTAGAGCCTTTTTCTAGTTGAACGCCTGTGATGTAGAAGGTAGCACCGTTTGTGCCGACTACAGATGTTGCACCAGTAGCTGAACCATAATTACCAGCTTGCCATGAACCAGCAGTTGCACTTCTATTAGAACCTACACCTAAACCAAAAGTAATTTGTAAACCAGAGCCATTAGTTTTTAACCATGTTCCTGTTGTATCACCAGCTACTGTAATTGATTTTTGTTCCCAAGTATTAGCAGCACTAATTGTATAAGTAAATGGGTAAGCTCTATCTCCAGCATCATTTTGAAATGCCCCGCCAAAAGTTCCTGTCAATGAACTATATACCCAAAAAGATAATGTTACTGTTTTTGCTGCTGATGTTCCCCAAGCTAAATCTGCTACATTATATCCTTCAATACGTTGAAAAATAGCATAAATATCACTAACCCCAACTGAATATGAAGATAATGATGTCACTCCTAAACTATAATATTGTCCTGTTGCAACATAACTAGCTGTAGAATTTGCGTTTTGATATACTGAAAATTTAGATGCACTAGAAAATTGATAAACACCCCATCTGTCTAATGTATAAGCACCATTAGCAGGAGTAACACTAGCACCAGCATTACGCTGGTCAATTTGCATCGTACCGTTAATAATACGATTCTTGAAGCCTGTGTATTGTGCTTGGGTATTTAGTAGCCCTGCGTCTACGGTTGTTAAGCTCATGCTGTTTCCTCTGCTGGGATCGATTCATTGCCCTCTTCTAGCCACGCTAGGTAGGCTTGGTAGTCTGTGTTAGCTGGGTCGAATGGGATAAAATTTGCGTATCCACTTTTTGACACTCCAACTTCTTCTTTTGTGTAAAAATCTTTAATCAATTTATACATTTTATAACTCCGCTGAAGCAGTTACATTTGTAAAGTATGGATTTGATGCGCCTGTTCCAGCAGACGTTGCAGAACGCAAGTCAAACGATGTAGAGCATACATTTGCTTCAGTACCTGTAGTGCCTGAACCGTCTGCGTTATATGTATAACTTAGCGTTGGTGTAGCTCTCATTTCAACTGGCATATAAACTGTCAACCAACGAATACCATCTGTACGCAACATAAGTGTTTGAGCTGTTGTATTTCGTTTGTAGTAATAACGCTGGCAAAGTGCAAACTCTGTACCATAAGGTCTGTAATCAAAGTTAGTTGCTGTTGTGCCGACTTCAAGCTGTACGCCTGTGATGTAGAAGGTAGCACCATTAGTGCCGACTACTGATGTTGCGCCTGTGGCTGAAAGATAGTTTGAAGCCGCCCAAGAACCAGCAGTACCGCTATAGGTAGAGCCAACACCTAGACCAAATCCAACTTCAATTCCTGTAGTATTATTGGTCAACCATGACCCTGTTGTATCTCCAGGAATACTGATTGTTTTATATTCCCAAGTATTTGCAGATGAAATTGTGTAAGTATAGGGATAGCTACGATTTCCTGCATCATTCCTAAGAGCGCCACCAAATGTTCCAGTTAATGAACTACGTACCCAAAAAGATAATGTTACTGGGGAGGCATTTGCTGTTCCCCAACCTAAATCAGCACTATTTAAACCCTCTATACCTTGATACAAAATAAAGTAATCGCTTGATAAAACAGAATAAGTAGAGCTTGATGTTATTCCAAGATAATTTTTAAAGTTTGATGGTGGAGTAACTGCACCTGCATTTTGTTGACCAGTGAACTTAGATGCCTGAGATGATTTAATTGCGAATCTATCAGTAATGTAAGTATTTCCTGAAGCTGATGTAACACTAGCCCCAGCATTACGCTGGTCAATCATCATCGCACCATTGATGATTCTGTTTTTAAACCCAAGCGATACGCCTGATGCGACTGATTGAGCTACTGATACTGCGTTTGTCATTATTTAATCTCCAACGCTTCGATACGGGCTGTTAAGCTGGTAATAAGTTCTTGTTGTTCTTGGATTGCTGCTGTTAATGTAGCTACTAGGAATGAAGTATCAATGCCTTGATACTCTGGATTACCTTCTTCATCTACCGCATCTTTTTCACCGCTTACACAATCAGGCACTACTTCTTGAAGTTCATGTGCAATAAATCCTTGACCATCAGAGCCGTCAGCCTTCCATGTATAAGTGACAGGTTTTAGTTGTGCTACTTTTTCCAATGCGCCTGTCATTGGTGTTACATTTTCTTTTAGGCGATAGTCTGATGATGTTACATATGCTGTTGCTGTTGTTGTCACGTCAATGTGACCGACTTCAGTACCCTGCCTTCTCATTGAGATTAGTACGCCATCACTGGTATTTCTATTAAAATAACCTGTTACACTACCAGAACACGAGAATGCGACCCTTCCTGAAGCATTTAATCCCATGCCAGTAATCGTATTTCCTGCTCCTGGAAATGGATCTGTATTTTGACCCACCAACACATTACCACTAGTATCAATACGCATACGTTCTGTATTATTGGTATATAATGCCATGATATTACTAACACCAGAATCAATAGTCATTGCCCCTGATGTACTATTTAGATATCCACCTCTTGTTCCATCGCTATCAAAAAAACCAACTCCAGCAGTTCCGCCACTTGCAAAAGATGTTATTGTTTGCACACCTATAGTTGCTTTTCCGCTTACCCAATTTTTAACAACGTGAACTGGCATTGCAGGGCTACTTGTGCCAATCCCTACGTTACCAGAGGAGTCGATACGCATACGTTCTGCTTGGGTATTATTTGATGTAGCAGCTTGGAATACAAATGCACCATAGGTAGATGTATTTGAACCGTATGAACGCCAACGACCAAGCCCTGTACCATCATTGTCTAAAAATATTGCATTAGCCCCAAGTGTGCCTGTTGTAACAGAACCTTGAGAAATTAAGCCGCCACCGCCGCCAGCATTGTTGCCGTACCCAGCAATTACATCGCCAGTTACATAGGTGCTTCCTTGAACCGCAAGATTCCCACTCAGAGTACCACCTGTTGTTGGCAACGCATTTAGCACTGAACTCACATAGAATGACTCTGTTGTTACCAAGTCGCCTACGCTGGCTGCTTTCGCCAATACGACAGTCGTGCCATTTGTGGCTGTGTAATCTGCAGTTCCTAGCAAGACGCCATTACGATAGACATTGATAAAGCCCACTGTGTATGAAGGCGGTGTGAATGTTGTCTGTCCTGCCGTTGCTGTGAACTCAGTCAGTGTTCTGTATGCGGTCGTTGTTACGCCTGATGCTGGGATGCCTAAGTAACGAACAGAGATGTTGCCTGTGCCAGTTGGAGGCGCAGCTGAGAAGGTAAGTGTTGTACCGTTGATAGAGTAAGTCGAAGGATCTTGCAACACCCCAGTAATCGAGACCAGAATAGATGTGGTCGTAGCTGGTGCCACAGACATTGTAAAAGCTGTAGTCGTGCCGTTACCGCTGAAGGTATCAGTGACAAACGCCGTTGTGGTTGGTTGATTGCCGATGTATGACATTATTTAACCTTTGCTTCGAGTTCTGCTACTTTGGCTGATAGTTCTTGGATGGCTGCTGTGAGAGTAGCTACTAAGAATGATGTGTCAATGCCTTGATATTGTGGATTACCTTCTTCATCTACAGCATCTTTCTCACCTGTTACGCAATCAGGTACAACCGCTTGAAGTTCATGAGCAATGAAACCTTGACCATCAGAGCCGTCAGCCTTCCATGTATAAGTAACAGGTTTTAGTTGTGCTACTTTGTCTAAAGCACCCGTCATTGGTGTTACATTTTCTTTTAGGCGATAGTCTGAAGTAGTGTTGTATGCAACAGCACTTGCACTGCTTTTTGTAATTGTTCCAATTTCAGTTGGACTTGCACCCCATCTAAATGATAAAAAGCGAAACCCATTTGGCGTTGAAGCATTAGGGTCAATAAATTGTGTAAGTGGTCCATCACCTGTTGTATCAAATGTAAAAGCTGCGGTGCCATTAGGAATAAGCTGAACGCCAGCAGTTGTAGTGCTTGTAGTTGTTTTACCAACCAACACATTACCACTAGAATCAATACGCATTGACTCACTAGTCAATCCTGAGTTTGTGGAATCTAAAGAAAATCTAATGTTGCCGCCACGAGCGCCTAGAATTAAATCGCCTGTTGCGTTACCGCTTGTAGCATTTGTTTTAGCACCTTTAATCCATGCAAAGTTGGCTGAAGCAGAATTTGCAGTAATGTAATTACCTTCTAAACTTATAAGCCCACCAACACCTTGCGCCATAGCTGCAGCGCCTTTAACTGTTAATACACTGTTTTCCCAAGGATTTCCTGTAGTTGTTCCGAGTGAATTTTCAACCTTTAAAGCAGCATAAGCATCTATTGTTACGCCATTTGTTGAAGTTGAAATTGCGGATCTACCAGAGGAATCAATACGCATACGTTCTGTATAACCACTATTTACAAATTTAATTACATTTGGAGAACCTGAATGGTTAGACCCGTACATAATGAGTCCACCACCAGTCAAATAATCTTCTCCACCATAGAATGCATTGTTATTTGTGCTTCCAACAGCGCCTACATAATTACCATCTCTGTTTCTGATAGTGCCATTTACATCTAGCTTTTGTGCTGGCGAAGCAGTACCAATCCCCACATTGCCTGTTGCGCCAAGCTCAAGGTCGCCAGTTTGGTCTAATCCGTTTGTGCCGATTTTAGAGATAGCCATTATTTACCTTCCAATACTGCGATGCGTTCTGCTTGTGCGTCTACGATAGCTTTAAGCTCCTGTATTGCTGCTGTGAGAGTAGCTACTAAGAATGATGTGTCAATGCCTTGATATTGTGGATTACCTTCTTCATCTACCGCATCTTTTTCACCAACAACCGCTTGTGGGCATACTTCAGCTAACTCATGAGCAATAAAACCTTCGCCGGCAGAACCATCTACTTTCCATTTGTATGTTACGGGTTTAAGTAATGCAACCTTATCTAAAGCTCCTGTCATTGGCGCTACTTCTTCTTTTAATCGATAGTCAGATGAAGTTACATATGATGTTGCAGACCCATTTGTATCGATATGACCTACAGTACCGTTACCATTTACGAACCTACATGCTTGCTGAGTCGATGTTCCGTTATAGTTATAAACTATACCGCCTTGGTTTGGGTGGTCTAATGTAAGTTTAAACCCTGATGTTACGGTTGTAGTACCCATTGCAAGATTACCACTAACATCAATCATAAAACGGGTAGTACCTGCATTACTATCTCGAATAATAAAAGCACCTGCCGGACCGACTGCTGCACCTGACCCAGATAAGCCAATATTCCAAAGAGTTCCTGTTGTGGTATTAGTAAATTGACATAATGTACCCGTAGTACTAGAAGAATTCATTGATGTTGCAGAATAGTTTGAACCCCCATCTATATGCAGTCTGCTTGAAAGGCTACTTGTACCAATCCCCACATTACCACTAGAATCAATACGCATACGTTCTGAACCGCCAGTAGAAAAATACTGTGCGCCAGATAAATATCCAATTACAGACGCTGAATTATTATTATCTCCAAAACGAATACTTGCATCATATCCATTACCATTGGAATAAAATTGAGCAATGTTGTTACTTGCCTGTGTTGTTCCTGTTCCTGCTGTCCAAACGCTTAATTTATAACTAGGGCTACTTGTGCCAATCCCTACGTTCCCAGAGGAGTCGATACGCATACGTTCTGTATCATTTGTTGATAAAATTATCGGAATGCTAGTAACACTTCCTACAAACATTGATGCAGAAGATGTAATACAAAATGCTGTATTTGTGCCACCAACCATCATGCTTAAACCACTAGCAGAAGTGCCGTTTGTTGTGATTCTTGTTTGATTTGTATTTGCTATAGGACTACTTGTACCAATCCCTACATTACCACTAGTGTCAATTCTAATGCGCTCAGAGCCACCAGTGTAGAATGTAATTGGTAAGTATGTGCCTGTACCAATAATATTAGACTGTAATGAAGCTTCTGTACTGCTAATGTCAATTTGTATAACAGAAGCATTAGTAGCTCCTGAACTATTAAATGCAGCAAAACTAGCCCCAGTTGAAGATCCATTTGGTATAGCAATCACTCTTGTGTTTCCATTTGTAGTGCTGCTTTGAAACATTACACGATTAGCAACTGTAGCATTACTAAAGTCACCAGTAATACGCGCTGCTGTGGAACTAATGCGTAAGTTGCCTACGATTTCCGGGTCTTTTGGTAGCGCAGCTACAGATGTGATTGGGCTAGTATAACGGACATAAATGTTGTTGGTTCCACTAGGAGGTGCGCTGGTAAATGTAATTGTATTGCCAGATACTGTGTACGCTGAACTCGGGTTCTGAACTACGTTTTCAATCACAGCCTCAATTTGCATCACTGACGCAACAGGACGACTTAGCGTAAATGCGGTCGTAGACCCATCACCATTGAAATAATCAACGGCTGGAGTAAAGCTCTGATTTTGTGCTGTATTCCCAATGTATGACATATTATGCAATCTCTAACAATGAAGCAAAACAATCACCTGATGTTGCAGCAGAGTTTACCACATATAGCACATCTGCGGGTTGTAAAACTACTTTTTGATCTCCGCCAACGATTACCAAAGTACCGCCTGTTGGAATAGTAGCGCCTTTGATTAAATAGTAGTTGACGGCAGAACGCGTCACATATGCATCTGTTGTAATAGGACTCGTCGATGTATTAGCCATAGATAAGCCAATCAACGTAGTCTGTGTCGAAGACGGGCATGTATATACGGTAGCCGCCGAGGTGCCTACGTTTTTGCTTGCATATGATTTGAATGTATTAGTTGCCATATTTTATCCTAACGCGATACTCATTGCGACCGCAGTGCCTGCCGGGTCTACTTGTAAATTATTTTGTGCTGCAGAAACTGATGCTACATCGGACAAATTGTTACTTCTGTACATGTAAGTAGTATCCGCACCTGTTGCCGTAACCCCAAGGTTTGTTCTTGCTGTTGAAACTGATGCTAGATCTGATAAGTTATTGCTTCGGAACGCATAAGTTGTGTCCGCACCTGTTGCCGTAACCCCAAGGTTTGTTCTAGCTGTAGAGACACTTGCCAAGTCTGATAAGTTATTGCTTCTAAATGCATAAGTAGTATCAGAGCCTGATGCAGCTACTCCAAGGTTTGTTCTTGCGCCTGCAGCTGTAGTTGCTCCTGTACCGCCGTTAGCGATACTCAAAGCGTTAGTCAATGCTAGTGTTGGGATAGTTACAGTGTGCGCGCCACTGAATGTTAGATTCCCACCCAATGTCCATGTCTGCGCTGTTAGTGCGTAAATGTCACCTGCTTCCATGTACAACGCATAATTTGTTGCACCATTAGCTGCATAACCGTACAAACCGACGTTAGCGCCACCTGAATGGGTATCCAAGGCGTAACCTTTTACGCCAACAGCAGTCATAGCATCCGTCGTAGCGCTTACATGACCTTCGCCAACCACGCCATAAGACTTGGCACCGCCTATTGTATTGTTAGATGTGTACGCTTTACCATAAACACCAACACCCCAAGCATCGCCAGCGCCAAGACTTGCAACACCTTCACCTAATACGCCAATATTATGGATCTCGTTCTGCTGAATTCCAAGAGGAATGTTAGAAGTAACGCTTAATGCGTTCGGGAATCGCGTGAAATTTGCAGAATCTACTGGACCAACAAGTTCTAATGTTGCAGATATAGCGGCTCTGGTAGTATTACCTATCTGTGTTCCGTTGATCGCGCCACCAGAAATCGCCACGCTTGATGCGTTTTGAGTTGATATTGTTCCTAGTCCAAGGTTAGTCCGCGCTGTTGAAGCACTTTGTACGCTTGCTAGATTGTCATCTTTTGATAGTGAATTGTTCGCAGGGTATGCAGTCCAACGTAATGAAACGTGCACAACCTGTGATGGGTTTACAGCTACGCTGCTAGGATAAGCTAATGGCGTTGTGTCGTCGAACCCGCGAACTACAGTCAATGTATCGGTTGATCGCGCTGTTACTTGTACGATCTCGTAGTTAATCTCTACACCAGTGGAGTCTATCTCATACAGAGTAACTAAGAAGTAGTCCGAGCCAGAAATGACAGGGAATCTACTACCTGTACTCGTAGCCAGAACTATAGTTGTACTGGAAGTCGTTAAACTTCCTACAACCGTAGAATCCGCATTATTGGTGTATAGTTGTTTAGCCATTAGAATTCCCGAACTTTAACCTTGAATTCGATCTCTTTTACTCGACCACCTGCTGTCGTTGCGGTAATCTGAATCTTGTACACGTTACCGTCTGTACCGCCAGAAACCCATTGCTTAACAATTTTGTGGGTCGTAGAATCGATGATTGTGGAACCTAATGTTATCCCTGCATCTGCTGTAGCTACGGCACCTACAATGGTGTCGCCTGTAGAGATCCACTCGGAATAATCAAAATCGTAATCCAACACTTCATGCGGCTGTTGCGTAAATGTACCTAAAATAGCCATTCTAAACTCCTACACTTCTATCTTGCGGCGGGACTTCTATCGCAGCATTTAATCCATCAATATAAATTACACGAGATTGAGCATCCAAATCTATTAGAGAATCAACTGAATCTACTACAATAGTCCGAGAATCATCAGCATATGTACCGAAAACGCTTGGAGGTGCTACAGCTACTTCCATCACTGGCTGGGACATGACTAAATTCATCACGTAACCGAAACCTGCAGTGACACTATTTACAACCGCCTGAGCTACTGAAGTAAACGTAACTCGTAAGAAGTTAACTGAAGAATTTACTCCAGTTACTATACTAGAAGACGCTAGGTGTTGCAATCCAACTTCTACTGAAGATACTGTATTTACAACAATATCTTTTACTGCTCTGATGTCGACTTTTATGTATGCAAGAACGCTCGATGATTCTTCTACTACGGTAGTAGACACCATCTGAACAGTTCTGATAAAGGTTGCTGATGTATTAACTACAACAGAAACCGCCGCCGTGATGTATTTCTGGAGTACTGAGACTCCTGAGCCTACACTCTTAGCGTTTAGGGAATATCTGTTCACCTATTACAACCAAGTCATCACCAATTGTTGCGTTGCTAGCGTTAGTACATCGTACGCATTCAATGTTTTTGGAGTAGTTAGCGCGCCTGAATAAAGCAAATTGCCACCAGATAGCGCGTCATATAGGCCCCAATGGGTCACAGTTACGGAACTTCCTGAAACTGCAGGGAATGTGATCTGAACGTCGTTCTTCACAACGGTACCGCTTGTTCCGTCTGGATTAGATACTGGAGTAGTCCATGTATCCGCAAGTTGTCGTGCGTACCATGCGCCAGAAACTTCGCTAGATGACCCAGAATTATCGTCTTTTGGATCTGCTGTGAATACAGCCAAATATCTATGTGTAACTGCAGGCATTGCCGTACCGTTCATCCAGTATTTAATCGTCGCCTGAGCTGTGTAGTCTGAAAAACCAGCCATATTAAGATCTCCTTATTACAATTAGTGGTGCCGCTTGAAGCTGCGCATTTGTTAGTGATTTGTGGGCTCTCCACTTAGCATCAGTAATTGCTGCAGCAAACTGCGCGCGATATTCGCGAGATGAGTTAACATCAGTAAATGGTTTATTTGGAATGAGCATCAAACGAGCCTTTGCCCCTGCAGCTAACTGCTCTGAGTAAAGGTCGTAGATAAAGTTTTCAATTCCAGTAGCCGTCTTTGCTGGAGTTAAAGCCACGGTTACATTCAGCGTACTCACTCTGTCAGGGATTGGATAAAGCCTGAGTGTTGTGTAATCATACGAGAAATAGTTCGTTGGTTGACCTGTATCGTCCTGCCAACGTAAGTTTGATCTGTTTAGCGACGTATTGCCTACAGGTAGGATATTCGCGTCGTCGATCGAAGCGGAAACAATACCAATCAATTTGTACTGATTAAAGGTATCTAGATCATATTCTGCCTGTCCGATAACTGTTGATTGTGGGTCACATGCTTGCGTGTAAATCCATGACTTCGTATAAAGTTCAATAGCTGCATTACGCAGCGCATTAATTGCTAGGTCGTTCTGACATCCAGGGACATCAGGCAACACGTCATTAAGCATGTCTTCAAATTTGATCATAGAGTCTTCAATCCGCTAGCAAATTTACCCATGAAGTCTTGGGTCGTACCCGCATCTTCAGATTCTCTCATGTTCGCATATGCAATAATGTAATCGCGGACGGACTGTACAAACTCAACACCAACTGGAAATGTATCCGCAAGGATATAGTCTGAAATCGATGTCTTGTAATTACCGAAGAATGTATCAGGTCTTACGCGTCGGATTAAACGCATAGCATCATTCGCAGATACCATTAACTCTGCATCGGAAAACCGAACAGAACCTGTATCTTGCAATAAAACACGGGCTTGGCTAACAATATCTGCAAATGTAGTCATATTATGCTAAATCACCAAAGTCTAGGTCTTCTGGTACTACAGGGGCTGCTGGAGCCGTTTCTGCCTTCAAACCTGTTGCTTTTTTATCAGCTTTCGCTGCTTTAGGAGCAGGTGCATCTTCCAACAACGCTTTGCCTGCTTCTGTCAATGAGAATACTGCGTCAGCCATGCCAATACCGCCAACGTCTGTATGTTTACCATCTCGGAATACTACAATACGACCGCCTACCAATTGGGCATCATCACCTAATTGTTTCATCACGGTTTCTAAAGTATGTGCCATTTATATCTCCTAATAAGGGCAGGGGGACGAACCCCCCTTAATTTACGATACTACGTTAACTGTTGATGTGTAGTAATACAATGCGCTCGCGCCTGCTGCTAAGTTAACAGATGCATTTGCTGAACCGCCATTGATCGCGCCGCCTACAGCTGGATATACTTTTGCTGTGTTTGCGCCGCCATTACGTACGAATACTGAATCGCCTACTTCGCCTACAGGAAGGATAACGCCGTCGCTAGTAGTACCTACTGTACCAATAACATTTGTTGCACCTGTAAGAGCTGTTGCGCCAGCTTGTGTTTGAGTCGTACCTGCAGTAATGCCAGTAACTACAGACCCATTCACGGCTTTCGCTGCACTAACGAATAGCCCATTGGCTACCATTTCTTTAGCTAAAGACATAAAAATCTCCTTGAATGTTTAGAATAGGGGTGGTGTTACCCACCCCCTGTCTGATTAGGCTACTACTGCGTATGTCAATGATGTATCTTTAGATACAACATAACCGAACACATTCAAACCACGGATGTAATCACCGAAGTCTGATGGGTTACGTACAGTTTCAACTTTAGTCATTTGTGACGCAAAGCTAATTGCTGATTTGTGACCAGCGATAATTGCGCGACGTTTAACTTCTGTAGAACCTGTTGCATTACCTTCAGTACCGTCACCAGATGCCCATGTTTTAGCAGCTGCGCCGCGTGGCAAGTTGTTTGATACATATACAGTAAAGCGATCGATTTGACCGATGCGACCGTTACGCAAGATAGATTGGCTGTCGCCCATGAATTGAGCTTGTGCCAAGTTAGATTGCATTAACAATTGACGTGTAGCTGGGTCAATCAACAACCAACGGTCTGTCTCTGGAACGTTTTGTTCGTCAAGAACAGCTGACAATGATGTGATAACTGACAACACGTTAGATGCAGTCAAAGTAACTGGAGCAGAATCTGTACCCAAGTTGTAACCGCCTGTTTGTGCACCTGCAGTCGCGCCTTTATTAGCAGCAGCAGCGCCTGAGAATGTGTTGTACAACACTGTTGAGTCGATTGCAATTTTCATTTGCATCGCAGCGTCGTTAGAGAACATATCCATCAATTTGATTTGAGATTGATAAGCCAATACATCGTTTAGTTGGAACGCGAAGTATTTACCTTTATCGATGCTCAATGTCAATGTGCTTGGTGTTGGAACTTCGTATGAAAGTGAAGTACCTGAGCTGTAAGCATTGATTGTCAATGTTGGGATGTTGTTGATAGTGATCTTGTCACCCATACCCTTGATTTCGCCTTCCCAGTTTGTATTAGCGATTTCGCCAAACACTGTAGCCTTATAGAACTTAGCATTAAGTTTGCTAGACCATAAGGTAGGGATAAATGAACCAGAATATGAAGGACTGGTGTTAAATGGTGATACTACTGGAAATGTTGCAGCCATGTTAATTCTCCTTGTTTAAATTTTAAAAACTATAATAGACACATGGCTTCCAACAAACATTATGCTTGGAGACGGCCTTCAGTAAGGGCCAAGTCCGCTTCGGCTTGTAACGCTTCGATTTCCGATTCAGACATTTCTGCACCAAGTCGGGGGTCATAAGCCCGTTCATACTCAGCCATAGTCCAAACCTTCTTACCTTGCGGCACATTCGAGCCGTTTTGTTTTGTTGGAGCCACTTGACGTGCCAACTCTTGTTTAGCATTTTGTTGACTTGTAATGCCAGATTGAGCTTTCCATGTATCTACCATCGCTGCTAAAGGTTCAATTTGACCTGCATTGATGGCTTCACCTGCCAATTCTCTATATGTTTTCACTGAGAACTGCGGTGCTTGATTCAGGAATTCAATCCAACGTTGGTCTGTATCAATCTCGTTCCATCCAGGAATTCGTTTTTCAACGGCGTTCCAGAATCGTTCAGATACTGATTCAGCTTGGTTTTGTGAAACAACTTCAACTTGTTTTGAAAGGTCTGTTATCTGAGATAGCATGCTTTCTAGCTTGTCGATTTTGTTGTTTAACGCGCCAACTTCGTCACGGGTTACGCGGCGAGCCAAGTCAATTAAATCACTTCCAAAAGTATCTTCGTCATTAGAAGTTACCAAAGATTCACGTTTAGGTTCTGGTTCAGCTGGTTTTGCTTTCGCATCATCCAACTGTTTTTGCACCGCCTCTAGGGCTTGTGCTTGGTCTTTTAGTTGTTGGTATAGTCGCGGCACTTCCGCGTTGTACTTACCTGTTAAAACGTCGAAACGTTTTTTCCAACCGTCGTCCTCAGTATCTAAACCGTTCACCTCTGTCGGTGTGGGTTCTGTTACTTTATCAGCATCAGGTGCTTCGGGTTGTGCCTGATTAGGAACATCATCTTGGGTATTCCCGTTGGGAGCCGCAAGTTCTGCCGCTATCTGCTTCTCAATTGCCTCTGCTTCTTCTAGTTGAGCCTGAATTGCTTTTGGTAATGCTTGTTCCACTTTTTTCTCCTTTCGTGCCGACTACAGTTTCCGAGTTTGTTTTATAAACAAGTATTCGGATACTTTACGGTCTACTACTCGCTTCAATTTTTTCGAGAAATTTAGGAGCATTCTCGATTTGCTCTAATATCGTTTTGTATACACGAGCGTTACCTTGTTCGATCAGGAGGGCGTCACCCGTTAATGTTTCAAGCCTATCTCGAGATTGTTCTCGCTGGTCTTTGAGCCATTGACGGAACGGTTCCAACTGATCGGAAGTCCGTATAACATTCATGGATTGGTAAAGAGCGACATCTTTTTTCATTGTTGTCTTATACCACACAGTCCAAGCTGTGTCAACAACCTACACTGGTTTTTCTATTTCAAGAACTTCAATTTGTAAATAGTACTGTCAATAAGCGCTGTAATACCATCGATGATGTTTTGCAAGTGTGGTTCGTCGTTAAACTCCGCACGGCACTCAACTGTCTTCTCTTTTAAGTCTTCTAGCATAGGAATTGCCTCGCCTACAGGTCGTACATATCCTGTAGGGAATTTAATCAGACCGTAACAGCCTTGATACGCTTCAGCCAAATCATCAGCCAAATCAACGATACCATCATAAAATTCGTTAAGCGCTTTATGTGCTGCATAACTACCTGGGCCTGATACCTGCAAATGCATAACATGCGCTGCTGTACGCGCATTAAATAAAGCTAAGATGTAATCACCGATTTTCATATACTACTCCTTGTTAAATTGTACTACTTTTTCTTCTTTGGTTTTGCTCTTGAAGGAGCTGCCACCTTTTGTGCAACTGCGCCTGGCATTTCTGAATCCATAAAGAATAAAACTGTTTCGTCTTTACGTCTTGTTTCTAATCCGCCAACTACTTCCCCACCAGCTTTGCAATAGTCGAGAAAAACGAGCATAGCCGATGTCTTATCGCCGCGCAAAAGCGCTTGACGGACTGTTGATTTCTGTAATGCACCCAAACCAGCGTTAAAGCTCCAACTAACCAGAGCATCAAATTCAGATTGTGATAGTTTAATAGTTGACAATAAGCGTTCGACCCCTCGCTCAAATCGTATGACATCCTTAGCCAATAACTCGTCAACTTCTTCTTTACTCCATACTCTATTATCTTCTGGTTTCAGTTGAAACGCTTTTCTTGCAGCCATTCCTTCTGGTGTAGAAGGATACTTAGCTTGTTCTGGGTAAAGTACATGACCAACACCAATTGTCCAAAGTAATGCGCTACACCGATATGGTCTATATCTTACGCCCTCATGATGCTTCAGCGTTTCAATTAGTCTCTTACTTACCTTCACGATGCTTTTCCCATTGACGTGAGCCAAAGTAGAAGCCAATAATTGAGCTTACAATTGCCATCTCATCGTCTGAGAATACTTCTGTCATCGCCGTATTGAAATCAACGCCTGTCCAAATTGCCCAGCATAGCCCTGCTACATCTACAAATACTAGCAGATAAACAAAGGTGAACGCAATGTATGGACGCACACGAGCATTCAAATCTACAGTTGATTGTGATGCCTTATCCATCAACTTCATGTCATGGTTATATAAAGCCTCGCGCTCCTGAGCGTAAGTCTGCATTGAGATCTCATCAGCACGGATTTCTTCAATCTTTTCTTGTGATGCAAAACCAGCCTGAGCCATCTGTAGCTCACGTTCAGTCTGCAATTTAGCCATTGTTAGCTCATGCTTTTGGTCTCCCTTTTGTTGGAAGAACTGCAAAATAGATGGAAGGGCTGATGAGCCAATACCTAATAAACCTGAAAGAATACTTAACATATTTAGCTCCCTAACGGATTCGTAGTGGCCTTCTGAAGCGCTTTCATCTTAGCTTCTAGACCTTCTTTTGTAGTACGTACTTCTTCGCGGATTGATGCCAGCATCGCTTGTGTTTCGCGTGAAGTTCCTTGTGCTACTGTCTTAGCTTCAGTTGCAGCAATAGCTGCCTCGCTTGCCTTCTCTTGGACTCGTGCGAGTTGCGTTGAAGCCTGTAGCAACGCTGACTTTGCAGTATCAACTTCCGTGCGCAAGCGTACATTCTCGGCTTCAAGAGCCGCATTCTTTTCAAGCATATTACGCTTTAAGTCATTATCATCATAAGGCTTAAATCCTTCGATGGCTTCAGTCGCAGCTATAACACGGTTGTACGTCGTTATGCCTACGTAAATCGTCCCACCTGCGGTTGCTAATACCGAAAAAATTATCGCTATTGCCGTAGCTGATAAGTTCGAGTAAGAAGTCTTGATTTCCTCTAAGTTCATATGGTAACTCCTGATTGTAGTCCAGTAATATATTCAATTGAGCTTGTTGCATCTGTATCGGGGCGTTGAGCAGCTCTAAGCTCATTACCAATCCAAATCCCGGTACTAGATCTTTCCCTTTCGGGGTCTGCAATGGCTGTGGTGTAGTCGTTGAAGTCCCTGCAGACTGGGCAGGTGCAGCTGTCGCCGTGCTTGCTTGGGAGGTCTCCGTCTTTGTCACAGGTGCAGTTGAAGCACTTGCAGTTGGTGCACTCGGTGTCGGCTCGGTGCTTGCAGGCGTTGATGTAACAGTGGTCGGCTCCACTGCAGGCGGTGTCTCTATTACGGTGACAGGTTGTGCCGCAGTGCTCATCGGATTTATTGGACTCACTGGCGACACTGGACTCGACACGTTGGTTGGATTCGTCATGCTCTTCATGCAAGTGTTCTGAGTTTCTACCCACGGACCAATAATAGGTTGACTGTAAGGGTCGGAACACATTACTTGCTGCGTTTCTGATATTTGTCCTGTATAGCCTGTTTGGCATGTTAACGTCCTAGTATTAATTGCTGCAGTACATGTAGCCGGATCTGGCGCACATGTATTTGTTAATGTTGTCCACTCACCCCATACAGGTGTTCCGTAAGGGTCTGGGCAAGCCGATATTCTTGTTTGCGTTATGCTACCGTGTTGGTGAACGCCACAAGCTAGCGTTTGACTTTCACTAGTGACTTGACACGTTGGAGGAGCTGGTTGGCAATTCCTTGCAGTTTCGTACCAATTAGAGTCAATCGGGGCGCCATATGGGTCTGGACAAGTCCAATCCCTTTTGAAAGTAACGGTTCCGACTTGATTAACCCCACAAGCCTGTCTTTGCTCTGTAGTAGACATTGGCGAACACGTTGGAGCATCTGGCGTACAGTTATCACTAGTTGTTGTCCAAGCACTGTAGCTTTGACTCGTACAGTAATAAGTCCTTGCTTGATTAATTGCGCCACTGTAATGAGGTTGGCATGCAAGCGATTGGTACTCGGTTCTGTCAGCGCAAGCAGGAGCCTGAGGTGCGCATACCGGGTCTTGAGGGTGGTAAGGACACCAATAAGTATTGACGGCGTACGTAGGATCAATATCATGGCATTGGAGATTGCTGATGTAACCTTGACTCGTAGGCGTGTAAGTACAGTACCAAGCATAAGCATTACTCCCTGTTAGCAGTAGAAGAAGCCAAAGGCATCGTAAAAGACCGGCCATATAATTCCTCAAACCATTCTGGATGAATTTGGTACCATGCTTGTCGAGCTGCATCACCTACTGCACCGCCGATAGGGCAAGGGCTACCGCTCATTTCCATTGATTGCCAAATGAATTTATGTGAACTACAGGCTACAGATACTGCGGCTACTTTAAGCCCAGAATCACTAAGAAACTTCGCCCAGCGAAGCTGCACACAATTTTGATCAGTTGCCATGGTGCCCCCAGCAACGGAAAATACGCCTCCATTAACAGCACCAGAAATACCAATAGCACAAACATCCTGGGAGAAAGCTGACATTGAAGGAGCCATTGCACTCGGGACTGGTTGCCCCTTGTAGTTGATCGTGGTGTCATCTGCATACGAAACTCCTACTGCAATTAGACCGCCAATAAGTAGGCCTAGAATGAATAACAGAACTCTTTTACAATAATTTAAGAACATCTTCCGCATCCTCTTCTAGTTCATCTTCCGACAAACATTCATCACAAGTTTTATTATCACCTTCAAGTTCTGGAATAAACGCTTTGTTGCATCTATCGCAGAACACAATACTATTTAAAATAGACTGTTTCATTTTCCGATAATTATAGAGCCGGTCACAATTGCGCCAATTAAAATCCAAACAACACGTTCAATCCAAGCCATAGATGCATGTTTTACTTCAACATTTCCTACGCGCTCTTCTAGTTTGCCGTGTCTGTAATCGTAATCATCCATGCGCTTAAACAACGTAATCATACGTTCTTCCATACGAGCTAGCGAAACAATAGCTTCACTAACCTTGTCCAGCTTTTCGTCAATTTTGTCTAACCGTGAATTTGTTTGTTCATCCATAATATAGTCCGATGAGTTACTTAGTTTTTTTCTTAGCTCGTCTAGCTAGGCTGTATGCGATTGCGGCTGCTTGTTTCGGGGGTTTTCCGTGAGCAATTTCAGTCTTGATATTCTCACTAATAGTCTTGCGACTAGTACCTTTTTTTAACGGCATGATTAAGCTCCGCGTTGGGGTTGGTATGTATTTGCTACTGGTGCGCCAGTTGCTAGGTTCTGTGGTGCGTTTGGCATTACTTTAGCACCGGTTAACGCTCCTGTAGAATCACGCTCTACTTGAATGTCATGCGAAGGCATGCCTGCTTGCGCTGCACCTGCGGCTAACGCTAACATTTCTTGGCGTTGTTGAATTGCTTGCTGAACTCGTAGTTCTTCTTCTGATGGAAGAATTTTGGAGGTATCCATATCTAGTCCCTTAGATACTTCACGAAGCATGTTGATAATACCCTTATCGCCAACGATTTGGGCAAAGATTGGGTTTGAAGTTACAATGTTTAAGAATTCGTTCATGCGAACTTGTGCTTGCTCTTTCACTACTAACGCATTAGCACCGCGAACTCGGATTTGTACATCACCTTTAAGTTCTGGGTCATCACTGTACTTCATGTTGTAATAGTACAAACGCTCAAGCATAGGCTCAAATACGTATTGATCAATGTTTGCAATAACCTGTTTAATCGCTTTACCTGCGTTACTCATAAGCATTGACATACCAGTTGCAGTACGACCTGCACCACCTGCTGAGGCATCGCCCGTCATATAACGAGGAACGCCTGAGTATTCGTCAGCTAAAACAGAGAATTTCTCATAAATGCTCATTAATTCTGAGGCATTTGAGCTTGGCTGGAAGAAATCTACTGGCGGAGCAGTGTTGCCATATGGATCGCTGACCACAGTATGGATTTTCCAAGGATATAGTTCTGTTACATCTTCACCTGGCGGTAGACGATCTACGTTTACTACGGTTTGTGGGCCTGATGCAATACCCATGTTGTTAGCTAGCGCTCTTGCTGCCGCGTTACACATCGTTTGTGCGTCACGGATGAGGTCAGCTACACCATTACCCCAGAAAACGCCTGGAATCTCTTCGTATGATGTTTTGTAGTATGGCTTGCGACCGAATGGATCAGCATTTAACGTTGCTTTAATGACCCAACGACCAATTAACCACACTTCGCAATTATATTCTTTATCTAAATCAGGCACTTGGTCCTTAGGCATACCCCATTCTACGAGATGTCGACCTTGAACTGAGCCCCAGAACTGCAATGAATCAATCAATGCATCTGTGTTTTGTTGAATTGCAAGGGTATTTTTACCCTCAGCTTGTGCTTTTTGTGTATCTACACGCAACCACTCATGCAGACCGCCATGACCGTAGTCTTCCAATACCGCACGAATAGCGCCATCTGAATAACCTTCAACGCCAATCAGCTCTGTGAGCTGCGCGCGAGTCATACGATGACGTTCAATCATATAACCATCATCAATTTTCGTCGCGTGAGGTGCTGGGTAGAACATAAATGGGTCGACGCGTTCCCACTCAAGTACAAAATCTTCTTTTACTTCAGGAGCATATTGACCTTGACCTGTTTGAATCCAAGTCATTCTTGGTTTTCTACGTACTACAGGACCTTTTAAGATGCCTGCTGGGAATGTTGTCAAATCGTCTAGGAATTGAGAAAGCGCGTCTTTGAAGTTACCTTCTTCCAACTGATCTTCCATCTTGAGTTCCATGCGGTTACAATCCGCACGAGCTTCATCCTGAATATCTACCCTTGCTCTGTCTTTAGAGCGTTCAACGATCTCTTCCATTTGTTCTGGCGTTGTTACAGGTTTTCCTAGTGCCTGTTCGATCGCTAACGCTTCTTGAGTTGCATGCGCAAGAATTTCTTGCATGTCTTCTGGACTAATATCTGGGAGGGTAGTTGGGTCGATTGTCCAAGGTTTTTCATCCCTTGCGCCCATTAGTGTGTCACGTAACCAACTAGAAGCTGCACGGCATTTGTTCGACGTGAGCATCATGTAAATTCTTGAACCGCCAGTTTTTTCGATTTCGCCCGCTACTTCTGGGTCATATTCACCACGGCGTTGGCGTACGCCTTTTAACATCTTCTGTTCTACATCTAGCTTTGCCAGGTATGCACTTTGCCAGCATTTTCTAACGTATGCCGACAGGCCTTGGATAACAGGTTGGTTGTTCTTTTGTTCCGCTTCTACGCGTGAACGTTCTGCAGCCATTAGGGACGCGTTATTAGCAACGGGTAAGATACCGTTGATATTAGTCATTTGTCCTGTCATCACTGGGGGTTGAATATCTGGTTCCATGCAGCACCTTTCATGTTCTTAGGCGTTTATACTACATAATAGGTCGGCTGTCAATAGAAAAAAGGATCCCCCGCCGAAGGGAGATGGAGAGAGGGATTCCGGCGAGGGGTGCTCACTTTAGGAGAGGAGATGTAAGGAGCGTGTTAATTATTCACCAAAATGTCGGTATTTGTCAAGTTATACCGCCCAATTCATCGGTGCTCTTTTAACTTCGACCTTTCCTCGCTGTTCATGCCCAAATAATGTCCCGCCATCTGCGTGTAAGCATAAATACTGGAGTGCGTCCGCAATATCGCCCCATGGGTGGGCTTTGTCTGGTGTATCCGCCACTTCACCTTTAGTATTTATCTTAAATCGATATTTACCGGCTAGTGCTTGAATTAAGTCAGTACAGTCTGGGTCTATTAAGAATCCAGGATTACCGTCTACCATCCGTGTTAAAAATTGTTCAACCGCCGCAATACGTGCGGCAATACCGTTCGTCCTAGCTGGTTTTACTGCAAATCCTTCGGCTCTCAGCATGTCCGCCACATTACGCTCATCCGCTTGCCTTGCCATACCTGCGGGGTCAATCACTACCATCACTCGGCATCCCGCGTATTTATTTGCTAGTAGCGGTTTCATGACTTCACGAATAAATCTGATCGCGCCCATATCTACCGCATGGAGACTATCGAATACGTAGAGTTTACCTTCAAAACCCAACTGTCCAATAACTGCCGCTGGATTAAGTCCCGTGCAATCAAACCCGATAATAACCGGCTGGGTTGAGGTTTTGTTCGGTACAAGTCCGTTCTCGGCGACATGGGATTCTCGATCAAACGATCTAAACACTGGCTTACCTGAGAGGCTGGCCCCAAATTTGCCATGTACGTAAACGTCGATCCATGCCTCTGATTTACCTTCGGCAAGGTTTTCATAGTAATCATCGGGGAGATATTGAACCCAATCGGCTTCTTGGCTAAGTCCTGATGGTTGTATGAATACTGCAGCGTTGTCAGGTGGCTCATTTAAAAATTGCTCCCAGTGGGTGTCATAGTCAGGCGGGTTAGTCGCACCCCATACTTTATGTATTTGTTTTGTTTCTTCGGTGCCGTCTTTTTTCTTTATCACTTCGCAGCAGCCAACGCCGTTCATGGTTTTATCTGGATAACGACCCAAACGACCTGTTAGTGCATCGAAAACGTCAGGATTAATTTCCCGGAACTCATCCATCACGCCAAACGAGAGCTGTAATGAGAGCAAGCGTCTAACGTCATTTGAATCATCCAAACCCCGAAATAGTACTTCGCACTCTATGTCATCCAGTTTCAGGACGAATTTCATAGCGGATTTTTCAAATATTCCGAATTCCCCAAACCATTTTAAAAAATCAGGAATTGTCGTATCGGCTAACATTTGACGTGTGTTTCGGATAACTACGCACCTTGAACGCCTAATACCGTCTGGGCATGGCGCTATCCGTTTCGCTTCGTATACGATTTTAATCAGCGCAGCCGTGGTTTTAGTTGAACCCACTGGCCCTACAATCAGGTTTACGAATTTATCTGATACCAGAAACGGCGCAATTGACGGCGGCGGGGTGTACTGCTTCATGGGAGTCCTATCGTAAAGTCTGGCGCAGATGTAACCTCTTTAGGTTCATCCTCAGTATCGGATTCCGTATATGAACCGCTCTCAACCTCAAGCGCTTCCGCTTCAATTGTATTGTACGCCTGAAGTTCTTTGCTAGGCTCCGCCACAATTTCAACCGTTCTAGGGCCTGTATTACCAATCGCAGGGATGTTAATGATGAGGGATACACCACTACCTTTATTCGGACCGCCTTCCGTCGCCGATCCATCCTTGACCTTTTTAAATACTTCGATGGCCTTAACCAAATCCCCCGTCGGTATCCTATCATCTTGAACCCTCTTTGCTAATTTTTCCACCGCAGTATGTAAACCTGCACCTGCAATAATTGGCGCAAACGATCCATCTACCATTAAGGCATTCTGAACCTGTTCCATTCTTTTCTTGAAGTGGGGTAGGTCTTTGATGTGTTCGTATACAAGTCCATACTGGGCAGCAACGGCCTCAGGGTCCGCACTCAAGTGCAGATCTCGCAACATATCGGTACTAAACTCGACGGGTGCTATGCTTGTAGATACAAATTGGTTTGCTGTCTCCATGGGGCTTTGTATCACACGAATTTCGTTTTTGTCAAGAGGGTCGGATTTTTGACCGGGAAAAATTTTTGGATTGACGAGGGGGGTACCCCCCACAAGGTTGCGCTTTACTCAGGTAACACCCTGACATCTACGGTTAAGAGGCGTGTGGGGGATGTTCGCTAACCTACGGTTAACTCGTGGGCCAGGCCCGATGTGAATAATACTGCGACGTGGGTGTTATGTCAATATACAATTGTAAAGGGTCTAAAAGTGACTTGTGGATTATATGGGTTACATAAGGCAGGCACACCCATGCCACATCATGTGTCCCACCGCCCCTACCTACTTGACACGCCACCATAGGTGTAGAGCAAGCGAATAGATTAGCTGTAAGGCTCATACCGATGACTAGGTTAGTCGGGGTACATTATGCAACGCTTAGGGGTTTAGTGTATCAAGGCTTGAGATAGGCGAGTGCGTAGAATACAGGCGCAATCCAACGCTAGGGGCGATAATAAAGGGCAGGGGTATCGGTGTCAAAATCGGTATAGGATTGTCAAATCCGTTAGCACTAGCTAATCCAATATGCGTGTCAAGGGCAAGGCGCGTTTTACATGAAAAAACCCGATATAGGCTTGACACCTATATTCCGTTAGACGGCTGCAGACACGGCAAGGCTAATCAGCAGCATTTATCTTAATACATCTTAAAAATAGGGTGTATTTTCATAAATCACAAAAAGGGGTATTAAAATGGCTATTCTTAACTCTAAACAATTAACAGCCAAAATCAAATCGATTAAGGGCAATAGTACAAAATTGCGTGATAGCATACAAGAAGCGTTAATCTCTTGTGCGTTTTATGCGATTAAAGATGGCGATGCAGGTTCATTCAATCGATTATTAGACGCTGTTGGTACGAATACACGCATTAAAGGCTTGACATTATGGGCTGAAACATGGGGTTGCGTTCGTGTCAAAGATGAGAAGTTCATCATCAATAAGTCTGCTCGTGCCGAAATGTCAGTAAATGATGAAAATGATTTTGCGGAATTCGAGAGCATGATGCGAGCAGCTGTGGCTTGGTACGATATGGTTCCCGCAGAAAAAGCAACATCAATGTTTGACGCAGACGCATATCTTGCGAATGTAATCACTAAACTCACAAAAGAGCATAAAGATGATTTAGCGTTCGTAATCGAAAATGCAATCCGTGAATATCGTAAAACTCAGGTATTGGAATTGCTAAAACTTGAAAATATGATTGAAACTGACGAATAAGTATATGTATACATACTTTTGGGGGTGAAATTCCCCCTCTTTTAACTATCCGTTTACAAGTGTCTTTTATCCAGCAACTATCCGCTTCTACTGGATAGTTTTTGCCTATTTTTTAATCAGTTGTTCTTTACATTTGTATAGAGCCTTTTAAATCGCGCAATACAGCGCAGAACCGCATGAATAGGCACTTAGACAATTAGCCTAATAATAATAATAATATGTTAAGTATATATATGTAAGTAAGTAAGAGTAAGTTTTTGGATACAACTATCCAATAATCCGCTCAAAAAACAGGATAGACCACTTTGGAGAATTGATTTTTGTAGTATGCATTTTTGGAAAAGCGACATTTATCCGCTGGATAACTGGATAACTGGATAAAAGTCCCCCTAATTCTATATAAATCAATAACTTACCCGAAACTAAACATATACATTTATTAAGCACAATTATCCGCCTAAATCTCACACTTGACCCACGAAACTATATAGCATTATACTTATACAACACAGAAACTATATGTGTACATACTTTAATTAAACTAAATAGGTATATACTTATGACTAAACTTATCACGATGAACCTTCCTATTGAATGGATAAATCAACTCGACATATACGCAGCACAATCGGGTCGAACAAGAGCGCAGTTAATCCGTGCCGTACTCAAAAAACATTTTAGCTTAACTGATATTAAAGTCGCGCAAGGTCGACCAAAGGCATCGCAATCACAAACATTAGAACCTTGACACTTCACTCATTACATACACTTAACCATATTGCGGGGGCATTATGAAACCAACCACCTATATCGTATTAGACTACAAGCACAACACCCATAGAATTCAAGCCGTATCTTTAACACACCTATTTAAACTGGCAAACGAGATGGGCGTAGAAGTCTATGATTACGAAGTAGAAGAAGGCGAGGACTTTGCATAATGGAAAACATGATTGTAATGGCGGTATCTGTGGGCGCAGGTGTGCATGAAACGGCAGAGGGGTATGACTCCGTGATTGTATTTACCGAAAAACAACTGAATGATTTTATCAATATCGTAATCAAGGACTATACCCATCATGCGACAACTGCACCTATTTACAGGGCAAACCCGAACTACACAATCGGCGAGGGCTAACAACAAAAACCCTTTCAATACCAAATGGCTCAAGGCGTATGTTGATGCACTATATAACAACCGAGCTGTATCTATTATTCCAAACATAAGGAGATATTAAGATGCGAACAGTATTGGTAGGAGTAGCAGGATTTTTTCTACTGATGACGGCATGGGCTGTTATTTACATAGCATTGTATAAGCTAACATAAGGAGATATTAAGCATGACACCAGACCAATGGGACAAGGTAGTATTCGCAACAGCAGTCATCATCGTGGCTGTGTTGATGTGGGTGATAACTGAATATCCACTGCAATAACCAATCCGTAATACCAACCAACTTAACGAAGGAGAGAGCGTTATGTTATTTTCAAATCATTACCGCGATGCGGTACGAGCAATGCAGGGCTACACCACTGACGACATTGTTGTCAATGACAGGCAACCGACCAAACGACTGCGCGATATGCTAGAACCAATCGAAACCTACAACGCGAGGGCTAGATACCTACGCAAACTGCTGGGTAAATTGGTCTATAACCGCGACTATGGCATGGGTCGCATCACTGAAGTATCAGGCAATGGCGATGTGAAGTTCGAGGTCGCTGTGACGAAAGCACCATACTGGTGCAGTTCGTGGGATACATCAATTCGGTTATTCCAAAATCAACATCATGCCAAGCGTGTGTACCGTGTGTATCTAGCTGCGTTATGTAACAAAATCAGAGCGTTCCGAGCAACGGAAGAATTGGTGGCAATCGAACACCGCAACTTGCACTATGATGCTGCACTACGAAAACGCAACGACCGATATGCGCGACTAGAACAAGGGCAACTCATAGCAAAAGCCATAGCGTATTACCGCAAGGGCAAAGAGATTGACGCAGATATTGTAGACGATGTAGTGAATGCCCTGAACAATGTGCGTATTGGTAGTGAGAAGCGTTCGCGTGTATTCAACAAGTTAAACTTACAGGACTATGACCGATTTGTTTGCCCCGATTGTGGATACATCGACCACACAGACGAAGCCCATAGCACACTTAACGAGGACATTATTTGCAGTTCCTGTATCGATAACTATTATTGGTCTAATCACCACGAAACTTATATCCCATCAGACGATGCGCGACCACTGTACTTATCACGAAACGCATACAACCGCGAGAGCGCAGACGATTGGTTATCCTACGATTGTGATTACAGCCGTTATATGTACGAGGATGGTGCGTACTTTGATGAGGATACTTATTACTTGCTGTTTGAGAATAGCGAAGATGAACCCGATGAGGACTATGATGGACTGCACGATTATCATGGTGCGTATCGTGACTTTGTTGAGCAGTGGACAGACAAACGCTTTATCCCACTAGGCGTTGAGATTGAGGTGTATTCACACGACCGATATGATGTGGTGTCTAGTCTGCGTGATAAGTTCCCTGAATTGTACCTTGAGCGTGATGGTAGTCTTGATGATGACCACGGGTTTGAGATTATTACCCAGCCGTATGGCAAGACAGAATGGGCAGAGTTTGCACCGCGATTACTTAACCACCTACTTGAGCGCAAAGTGTTAGGGTATAACCACCCCGATGACAATTCGTATGGTATCCATATCAGTATGAACCGCGAGTATCTATCGCCACTGCAAGAGGCGCGTATGTCATTGTTCCTAACTGCCGAGGAGAATATCGGTTTCGTTAAGGCAATCGCACAGCGTAATGCAATCTATGGCGGTGAGGCATCCATGCACATGGGTAGTTTAGCTAAACATGACCAGACTATTCGTAAGTGTGGCGGTCTTGACTACAACAGTCGAGCTGGCAAGAAAAAGATTAACGGCATGGGCAAGTATTCACCACTTAACCTTAAACACTCAATCGCCGAGTGCCGTATCTTCCAATCGACATTACATCCACAGAGCTTTATGAAAAACCTTGAGTTCATGTGGGCGTTAGCCGAGTGGACTAGCACTAAATCTGCGACAGGTTCATCGTGGTTGCATACAGATTTTGTCAAGTGGTTGGCAGCGCGACCTAATGTTGAGGTTGACTATGGTTATCTCACTGCGTACTTGCGTAGACCTAAGTATGTAGTCAAGCGTGGTCGTGGTGCAATAGCTAATACATGGCTAGAAAACTTGCCACACATTACAACCAAGTCGCAACCGACTGAGGATATTATCGAAGAAGCACTAGCAGCATAATCAGCAGTCATCAGTTCGCGGTATAACTTAAACTTATCAAAGGAAGGATATTCATATG